ACTTAGGTTTAACTATAGGTTCTGATGTACAAGCATATGATGCCGATTTAACAACAATAGCAGGATTAGCCAAGACTAATAGTAATTTCATAGTGGGTAATGGTTCTGCATGGGTAGCAGAAAGTGGAGCAACAGTAAGAACAAGTTTAGATGTATATTCAACAACGGAGGTAGATAATCTTATGTCAGGATCAGGAATAAAATCAGTACAAAGAGGTATTGGAGGTTCGGGAACTCAACGTATTGATATATCAGAAGTAGATATGGATAAAACTTTTTGTAATTTGAATACCAGTACAGGTGCCACAGACCATAACGTAGAAGTATACTTATCAGATTCTACTCATGTTACTGTTGAGTCAAGCGGGCAAGGGGGGACTAAATGGGAAGTTATAGAATTTAACTAAAATAAGGAGGTGAGAAGTAATTAAAATGGCTTATTATTGCGCACAAATAAATGAAGAAGATATAGTTTTTGCTATTGCAGCATTAACAAGTGAAATAATTAATCCAAAGGTAATAGAAATAACAGAAGAAGATTTTGGATTAGGTATGGCGAATCAAGATTATTTAATGGGTAAAAAATATGTTAATGGTGAATTTATAAATGTTGGTTAAAAATGATAAAGAGTATACTCTTTATCAAGCATTAGAGGAGGTATCTAAAATGTCAAAAAAGAAACAAGATGTAGATTACAAAGAATTATACTTAAAGGAAAAACAAGCTCGTCTACAGGCCGAAATGGCTATATTACAAACAAGGTTTGCTGAAGCACAAACAAATCTTCAGCAAACAACTAAAGAATTAGAAGAACACCTTGAAACTGAAGAAAAGATTACCAAAGAGAAATCAAAAAAATAAAGTATTTACAATTTAGTTGTTTTTTGATATAATTTGTTTATTATGAAGAAATTATTAATTAGTGATACTCACCTTGGACTACAGAAATCGTCAGATGTTTGGCATGATGTTACCTTAAACCTTTTCAGGGAAGTTACTGATCTGTGCTTATCTAAGGATATCAATACAATACTGCATCTTGGTGACTTTTTCCATGAAAAGAAATCGACTAACCAAAAAACCTTAGATGTAGCCTATGAGATAGCAAACATAACAAAACCGTTAGAAATGATTATCATAACGGGTAATCATGATATATATTACAAAGAGGTAATCAAGCCTTCGTCCCTAAAATGTTTTAAAGATACTCCAAATATAAATGTGATAGCAGAGCCTACCACCATAGATACATCCTCCCTAATCCCTTGGAAAGGTGAAATACCCTCTTTCAGGGGATCTTTTTGCTTTGGGCACTTTGAAATTAATGACTTTCATCAAAATGATGTTTCTGTTTGTCGTGGTAGTGATTTAGATGCTAAGAGTTTCAAAGGTTTCTATCATGTATACTCAGGACACTTCCATATGCCTTCTTCTAAAGGTAACATTACATATCTTGGTTCAGCATTCCAACAAACATTCAATGATGTAGGTAGTTCCAGAGGATATTATATATTTGATAATGGAGACCTGGAATTCATAGAGTATAAGAGTGCTCCAAAATTTATTAAGATACATACGGAAGAAGAGATAAAGAATGTTGAAGGTAATATAGTCAAGTTAATATATGATAAAGATTACGGCACTAATGAGAATAATAAAATATTAGAAATGGTGGAAAGGATGGGTCCATTGAGGTTAGATCCTAATTTCACCAATATCGTTAATGAGGATGATGGAGGGGAAGAATATAATGAAGAAGATATCAGTATTATAGAGCATGATGAAATAGTAAAGAAATGGGTAAAAGACAATAAGGTACCAGAGAACATAAACAAAAAGATACTATTGAGAATAATGCAGACGATGTTAAAGGAAGAGGAATGATGAAACCTATACTACTTAATAGCCATGCTTGTGCTCTAATTATGATTTATAACAGGTATAGTGAAGTATTCGAAGCTATCCATAACGCTTATGAGGGTTTGGATCTTAAAGAGACATATGAAATAGCAGCAAAAGAATTTATAAGCCAACTGAATGGACATCAGACAAGAGGATTCCTAAAAGCATTAAAAAAGGAAATTGAACATAACTTAGAGAATTGGGGAGAAATGAATGATAGGAATAATAGTTGATATGGAAAATAAAGAAGCAATTATGACTACACCTAATATGTCTGATACATCAGTAAAACTTTTAAAATATTTACCTTATGGATTGGATATAGGTGATAAACCTCGTTATGAAGTATTAATAGAAGGTACTGACGTAGTTTATTGGCCTTGGAAATCAAGAATAAAAGGAGGAGGGATAAATGAGTAGATTTGAAGATGCAAGTAAAGAAACAGTGGATTTTGTAAACGTGGTAAGGAAGGAAGTATTTCCAGAACTTGCGAGTGCTAACATAAAGGTACTATACGATATAAAAAAACGGATGTCTGGTGGTAAAATGGTCTTAGGTCGTATGCAAAAAACAAATGATTTGCTTAGGCACTTGACGATTGAGGATGCTAAAGATGAGGAAGGATTCGATTATATCCTTTACATCGATAAGGCTGTATATGACAATGTAGATGAAGAAGATAAGGTAAGGTTGGTACGACACGAACTCCAACACTGTGATGTAGATTTAGATTCTAATACAAACCCCTATAAGTTAAGAGGTCATGAGATTTCAGATTTTTATGATGAAATAGAATTCAATAAAAATGATCCCAGATGGTTACAAAGGTGTGCTACTGTAGGATTATCAATATATGAGGAAGATGATTAATATGTCTCTTAGTATTAATACCACTAATCTTAATATAGGAGACTTAATAAACACATCAAATACTATTAGTTATGATAAAGCAGCATATTCATATTCTATACCTGGCTATTTAAAGGCTTTACATATTATGGGTAAGATGTTAAAATATGTAAAGCCTATGGTGAATGATGAAAAGTTACTCAATATGATAGAAGAGTTTGAAGAGGAAATGTCATCCTATGATTTTGAAGAAGAAGAGCCAAAGAAAAAAGATGAAATAGAGGATTTATTTGTGCTATGAATGAGTATATATGTACACAATCTGATGAAATTATTGAACTCCATGATACTGAAAGAGACATATTAGATGTTTATATACCCCCTCCTATCAATTCTAACCTTTTTGATCATTCATATGATGAAGCTACATTAAACATTACCACTGTAAGATTTCATAAGGTACCTATATATTTTAGGAAATGGGTCGAAACAAGCCAAGGTATGAATGGGGATTCTTTTGGCTATTGGGTAAAAATAAAAACCCATAAATGGGAAACTGATGAAATGATGGAAGAAGATGGAAATACATACCTATTAACAGTTCTAAGAGAGAATGAGGATCTAAGAAGTAAAATAAGGAGTATGTTAGAAGGGGATGTAGACCCTTATAATATTTCACCAATGGCACCTAAACCACCATCTAATATACATAAAGGTAAAAGCCATGAAGATAAGGAATGGGGGGAGTTGTTTACAATAGAATGAAACTGAATGGAATGATAAAATGGCCTAATGGAGATAAAGCATGGTACCTGAATAATGAACTTCATAGGGAAGATGGTCCTGCTATAGAATGGGTAAATGGAGATAAAGCATGGTACTTGAATGGTGAACATCATAGAGGAGACGGACTTCCCGCTATAGAATATGCTAATGGTGATAAAAGATGGTTCCTAAATGGTAAACCAGTAACGCAAAACGAAGTAGAATGGAATGCTATAAAGGACTTATTTGTGCTATGAAACTAATATTCGATAGTGTCAGGTTTAGAAACTTCCTTTCCTTCGGCTCTAAATGGAATGAAATATCCTTCCAAAAAGGTGTTAATGTAATACTTGGCTCTAATGGTTCAGGTAAGAGCTCTTGTATGGAAACCGTGCCTTTTGCTCTATTCAGTAAAACACATAGAGATGTTAAGAAAGCTGATCTTGTCAATTGGAAGAACAGAAAGCAATTAGAGGTCCAACTATCCTTTTTTAAAGGTAATGATAACTATAAGGTTCTTCGTGCAATCAAACCTGATAATTTTGAAATATACAAGAATGATATGCTTTTTGATAAACTCTCCCATGTTAAAGATTATCAATCCTTATTAGAAGATATCATAGGAACTAATTTCCAAACATTCATGAGCCTCATACATTCCAACATCAATTCAAGTAAACCTATATTAGGAATGAGTAAACCTGATAAGAGGAAATTCATTGAAAAGGTATTCGGTCTAACTATCTATTCCAAACTTATTGATAAATGTAACAAGAAGATTGCATCTATTGACACCAAGATAAAGGAAGCAGAATTCACTATAAGTCATAATGAGAAGTCTATAAGGGAATCTATTGAATGGACTAAGGATATAAACAGAAAGCTGACCAACCTTAAATCTTCTGCCATAGAATTCAATGACACAGAAGAAGAATTGAATGATGCTCAGTCCAAAATTACAGAAGATGAAAGATATTTTGAATTGATGGAAAGCATTGATGACATTGCTATAAAGATGGATAAGTTAGAAATTGTAGAAGGTAGATTTAGAACAAAGAAGGCTGTTGTGGGGACCAGGATTAAAGATATATTGAAACGTATACCAGAGAAGATAGAGTATGAGACACCCAAAATGGATTATCGTGTGTCCTATGAACTTATTAATGAGAAAATTGAGCAAGTTCAGAAGGAGGTTAGAAGGTATGATAGAAAAATATCCACCCTCAAAGGTGAATTGGAGGGTCTAAAGAAAAGGCAAAAGCAATTAGATATAGGTAAGTGTCCTACATGCGGGCAAGATGTGGATAAGAAATTGATAAAGAGTTTGGACACATATACATCCTCTATAGAAACATACATAACCAATACAACAAAGATATATGAAGAAAAAGATAAAGAATTAGGAACGTTGACATCAGATGGTATGGAACTATTAGAGAAAGCAGAAGAACTCAAATCCATTAAGGATAAAGAAAACAAGAGGAAGTTGTTGACCTTTGAGAAGAATAAGTGGAAGAGGGTGTTTATCAAGCTCCTAAATTATATGAAGAAGATGGAAACAAAAAGGATAGCTCTAAACAACAAGTCCTCTATCATAACGGAGGAGTATGAAAAAGAAAATAAACTGAGAAAGAACGTCGGGTCTTTGAAATCTAAGGTGGAACTGCTAAAAGAAAGGGTATCATTAGAAGAAACCACAAGAAAAGAATTAAAGGCTCTCATATCTACTGATAACAACAAGAGTAAAGAGCATAAAGAAGAAAACAAGAAGTTGGGGATTGCTATTAGGAAGTTTAATGATATAAAGGATTACATGGATGAAATTAAACGAATTTGTAAGGACGAGAACATTAAAAAATTCGCTATAAGTTCTATAATTCCTATATTAGTAAGAAATACCAATAGTTATTTAAGTGATATTGGAACACATCCATTTTATATTCAAATAAATGGTTGGTTAGAACCTACTATTAAAGGTCCGGGCATAACATCTGGTTCATATAATAGTTTGAGTTCAGGGGAAAGCAAGTGTGTTGATATTTCTCTGCAAAGTGCATTTTTGGATATAGCAAGAATTCAAGCGGGAATTTGTCCTGATATACAAATTTTGGACGAGATTCTTGATAGTAGTATTGATTCTTCAAGTTTGGATATATTGTTAGAAATGATAAGTAGAAAGCAGAGAGAGGATGATTCTAAGGTTTATATAATAAGTCATAGAAAGGAAGTAGGTGATTTAGATGCTGTAAATACCTTACTATTAGAAAAGAAAGGAGGCTATTCTCAAATAATATATAAATAGGTATATGAAGGTAAGAGCAAATATTGAAAGTATTTGTCCGGTTCGGTGGAGCTATCTACCGAATTGTCCCTCCATACAAATCTATTTATATAAGGAGCTATATCATTATGCATCATTTCGTGTATAAAATCACAAATTTAATCAATGGAAAGAAGTATATAGGTAAGCATTCTACTTGCAATATTAAGGATGGATATTTAGGTTCTGGTATAGTATTGAAACGGGCTATTGGAAAATACGGCAAGGAGAACTTTAAGAAAGAAATATTATTTGAAAGTGGGGATGAAGCACAAGTATATAGAATGGAAAAAATATATGTAACACCTGAAATTGTTAATAATCCTATGTATTACAATATTATGGTTGGTGGTAATGGTGCAAGTAGTGGTAAAAATAATACTTTTTATGGTAAACATCATACAGAAGAGACTAAAACAAAAATAGGTGAAAGTAGTAAAAATAGAACAATATTAGAAAAAACTAAACAAAAAATAAGTAATACTCTAAAGGGGAGAATATTTTCAAAAGAAACAAAAAAATTAATGAGTAAAGCTAAAAAAGGTCATATTGTATCTAAAGAAACTAGAAAAAAATTAAGTATCTCTCTTTCAGGTAAAAATCATCCTATGTGGGGTAAAACAGGTGAAGATTGTCCTAATTTTGGTAGAAAAGCATCTGAGGAAACGAAAGAAAAAATGAGAATTGCCAATAGTGGTAAAAATAATCCTATGTATGGTAAAACAGGTGAAGATTGTCCTAATTTTGGTAAAGAACATACAGAAGAATCTAAAAAGAAAATGAGTATAATAGCTAAAAATAGACCTAAAATAAAATGCCCATATTGTGGAAAAGAAATAGATAAAGGGAACTATACATTATGGCATGGAGAGAAATGCAAATTCAAATAAGGAGTAAATAAAATATGTTTGACGACCTGATTAGAGACAAGCTGAAAGAGAAGGCTGAAGAAATCAAGAAAAAGTATGAAAAACTGGTGGAGAAGAGTAGTAAGGAAAATAAGGGATTCAGTAAGTTAGTGTTATTGTATGAATCATTATGTAAAAAGTGGGAAAAATGAACTTAATTCAATTTAGTATGTTTACAATTTGTTTAGATGGTGTTAAAATTAGAATATTATGAATTATGAAGAGGAATTATTGAATGAATATTTTAATACGAATAGGAAATTTTTTTATGATTTATATTCTAAAGAAAAATTAACCGAAATGTATATAGTAAATGATATGACACAAGAAGAAATTTCTAAAAAACGGGATTTAGTATAAGACAAATATACAGAATTTAGATTAAATAGAAAATGTGAATTATTAGAACACATAACAATATGAAGGAGAATTAAATGTCATTAGAAGAATTGAAAGCTAATATACAAAAGAAAGCAAAAGGAACCCATGTATCAATACTTTCACAATCAGAAATAGCTACATCAACTGATAATATACCAACACCTGCTTATGATTTGAATCGTATACTTTCAGGTTCCTTATTTAGAGGTATACCAAATAGAACATTTACATTATTTGTAGGGCCAGAAGCTAGTGGGAAGTCAAGTATTATTTGTCTTTGTCTTGCTGAAGCTCAAAGAAAGGGATACACACCTATAATTATAGATACTGAAGGTTCGTGGAATGAATTATTTGTAAAAAGATGGGGAATGGACCCCGATAATATATTGTATATATACACCCCCTGGATAAGTGAAATTCAAGTTATACTCGGACAAATTATAGCCAGTGGTGATAAAAAAATAGCTTTAGCTTTAGATTCTATAGGTGCATTAGAAACATTAAAATTGGTTGATGATTCTTTAATTGGGGATGTAAAAGCAGATCAAGGTCAATTAGCTAAGAATATAAAGAGAGCAATGAAAATGCTTCAAAACATTGCTATAAATCAAGAATCTATAATTTTTGGTGCAGGTCATTATTATGGAAATCCTAGTCAGTATGGATCAGCAGAAAAAATAGGTGGTGGATTTTATATGAGATTAGCACCACATATAATACTTTCATTAAAGAAATCGAAATTATTTGAAAATGGTGATAAAAAGAAAATTATAGGTAATGATGTAAAGGTAATAACTTTAAAGAATAAATTATACCCACCATTTCAGGAAGCTACGTTAGAAATAGATTATCGTAATGGTATCAATTCATATGCTGGTATATTAGATTTAGCTATTAAAGCAGAATTAGCAGAGATAACCAGTCCAGGACGGTATATAATTAATGGTCAAAAATATCATGGTGGTGTGGCAGCACAAGAAGGATTGAGAGAAGATAAAACAATATTAGATAAATTGGATAAATGGCTCGAAACAACGGGCTACTCAACAATAAACGAGAATATAGCCGAAGCTGAAAAAATATTAGTAAAAGAAATGGATAAAATAGAAGAAGAAATAGAGAAACCCGTTGTGGCTAAAGAAAAACCAGTTGAGGCTAAAAAGAAGAAACCAAAGATAACGAGTAAACCAACAAAAGGTAAAGGGAAGAAATGAGCATAAGATGGAGATTAAATGGAGATATGATTTGTGCTGCGATGAGTAAGGCTGAACCTGATGATTGTTATATTAATGATAGATTGCATTATCAACTTTCGGTCATATCCAAATCCATTATTGCAGATATAGATCATGAGAATAATGGTTTATGGCATTGGGTTCATAATGAGGGTAAGAGATTAAGAGCAATTATAGAGAAATAGTAGGAGGTGACTAATGAAAAATGGATTTTTGCGTAAAGAATTGTGATCAAATGGAATTCGGAGACAATAATTTTCGGTGTAAGTACTATGATAAGAATTTAGAATTCAACCATGGACTTGATAGTATAACCGTTTTAAGATGTAAGGAATGTATGGATGATAATGTAATAGGTAGCAACACCGATCAAGAGAAAGGAAGAAAACTGAAAAAATTGTTAGGATACATGGCTGATAGTTTTTATAGCCACAAGGATGAATTTGAAGATGCATTAACAGAAATGTATCGAATCATTCGGGACATGGAGAGCGAGGAGAAAGATGATGAAGAGGTCCGAATTCTCAAAACTAAAGAAGATAAATGATGATGATGGATTTTTCTCAAATAAATTAAAACTGGGTGAAAAGTTTTTGTATGGTACTGCTATGAAATCTCAAATAGAGCAAAAGGATATAGGAGATGATATTTCTTATTATATAGTAAGTGATATAACACAATCAGGTAATGTACTATATTCACCTGTAATGGATAAATTGGAGAAATAATATAAAAGGGAGGTGGATTAAAATGGCAAAAGAAGCGTTCGTGTATTCGTTCCAGTACGAAATGAAAGAATCATCTTGGAGTGCTTTTATAGCAGCTTTTTCACAAGAGGAAGCAGTAGCTCAATTATATAAAGATACTCCGGGTAGGATTGAAAGGATAACTAGTAACCAACAGCATTGTAAGTTAGATGCCGTATCGGATTCTTTAAGGAATGATATTACTATGCCGGAACAAACAAAGATTAATGAATTGTTGGCAGAAATATCAGTATTGAAGAAAGCAAAGGATCTTAGAACTTTACCTAAGGCAAAGTAAAATATGACAATAGGATTATATAATGCGGATAAGAGACTGTTAAAGTCCTTATCCGCAAAAATCAACATTATAGATCTTGATACTTCATTTCCTAAACTGAAGGGTTTGTTCATCGATTGGATTGACACTACAAACAGAAAGAAACCATCCAAGAAATTTGCTCACCAAGCCGCTCTAATAAGTTACTATTCCAAAAAGAATATACCTATAATGATATATGATAGGCATATGTGTATAACCCAAAAGGAATTGAAGTGGCTGAAAAAGTTCTATGCTCACCTATTTGAACCTGCATTGAATAATAGAAAGGATTTTGAGTACTTACCTTACTGTATAGAACTGGATGATAACAAACTATTGGATTATGAAGGTGGTAGAGAATATCATTTAGGTCACATAGGACTACAAACTGATTCCTTTGAGAAGTATTATGTTGGTCATCGAGAAAAGTTTCCGGATTCCAACTTTCATTACAAGGTTGAGAATTGGGAAGAAATACAATATATGGTAGCTATTGATAGTAAACATAATTACAGTATAGGTTATTTGAATCAAAATGTTATTGATGCTTTGGAACATGGATGTATGGTGCTATGTCCTATAGAGCATAAATATTACAGTAATATGTTTTATGGTAATGTTGTAGGTGATATTAATTTTATTGATTACTGGATGAATATGAACCATGATATGAGGATTGCTTCTATAATGGGTGTATATGAGAATGTAAAAGAGAGATATCCAGAGTTTACCATAGGGCATTGGACTAAGAAAATAATAGAGGTGTTTGATAAATGACCGATGTTGTAATGAGAAGACTTTTAGATACTGCTTCTGAGAGAATTGAAGTATTAAAAAGAATGACTGATGTACAATGTGAACATGGTAATTGGAATCATGATCCATATATGCACGGCATGGCGAATGCGATGATCTATGCTGTGGCTATAATGTGTAATTCTGAACCCGAATATCTTAATGCTCCTGATGTATGGTTAAAGGATGTTGATAGTGATGATGTAGAACCTATTGAGTCTCGTGAGGAAGTAGTGAGAGAAAGGGATTATAGAGGAATAAGTAATGAATGGATAAATATTCTGTTTGGAGAAGAATTATGAATGATATATCCCGTTATGAAAGATTGACAAGGGATTTTTTAGCACCTTATCAAAAAGAATTATTAGAAGCTATGGCTCAAGGGATGATAATGACACCATCTTTCCTCGATATTCTTAAAAAATCGGATGAATGGGAAGAAGTTAGTAAGTTATTTAAGGAAGAGCTATGAAGACACTAAGAGGTAGAACCTATAAGGAGTATATATCTGATTGCTTTTATTGGAGTATTTGGTGGACAGCCTTTCCATTAAGAAGACTATTTGAAGAGATTGAGTATTATGCTAAAGGAAAATTGAAGATATGAAGATAATAAGACAAGATAAAGATTCAAAGGTGTTAGTGGTCACTCCTTTACTTCCAAATCATAAAATATCAAAGGATACCAAGAAAACTATTAAGAGGAATAAGATACCATTTACTTGGATTACCTCCGAAGGTCATAACAACATCCCTGTCAATGTAGAATTAGGTTTAAATGACTATAGAAAGAAGTTCCCCAAGTACCTACCTTCCTATATACTACCTTTAGACCGTGATATCATCTTAGGTCGTAATATGATTGATAGAATGGTAGCTGTATTGGATATCTTGCCTGATGAAATTGCTTATACATATGCTAACTTTGAATTTAAGGGTGCTATTGATAAGAAGTTTCCAGCGAAACCCTTTGATATTAATGCTCTTGTATTCAATAACTATATATCCTCTAATTCCCTTATAAAGATTAAGTACTTAGATGCTATAGGAGGATTTATAAAAGATAAAAAATATAAAAGGTTACTGGATTGGTGTTTGTGGCTAAAGTTCTATCAGCACGGTTACATAGGCATGCCAACTCCGAATGCCAATTTTATAGCATTATCAACATCTAATGATATAAGTGCAGGTACTCAGGAAGACTTTGAACTAAAAAGGAAAAGAGTTTTAGAGGATTTCGTTAAGCCTATAATGGAGCAAGCAAAAAAAGAGGACTCTTCTCATAGTATTGATGATGTAGAGCCCCCTTTAGATAATGTGCTTACTTTTTAGATTCTTTATCGTTAACCTTAGTAATAATATCTATAAGGTCTTTTTTTAAGACATCTTTCCATTCTTTACCTGTCTTAGATATTTGTTGTATAGTGTCATATGTTACATTATTAGCAACATACATACCGATCATGGTATCTCTTGATGGTATTAAAACAGCCACGAAAATAAATACAATACTTACTATCAATAGCAACCGTTTCTTTCCTTTTGACATTAATTCTTCTAATTCTAAAGATTTATATAGGAAGGAAAACCCATAAATAAAAATAGAAATTATACCTACCATCAAAAAAAGTGACATTATTGGATTTACTACTCCTAACAAATAAATCAACCAAGGGCTTACAATCGGGTCCATAACATTTTACCTCCCTTTCTTTAATTAACAGTCCATACCTCCGCTGGCAATTCTCCAGTATCCCAAACCGCTTCAGTGTCCCAGATTTCTTCCTCTCTTAATTCAGCTATCTGCTCTTCCGAATCACCATTAAAATCAAACAAATCATCAAATGACATAACTCTACCTCCTTTCTACTTCGCCTTCGGTTATAAAATATACTTTGTTCCTATCATCCACATATATAGGAATCGGTATAGGTATGATACAACATCCACTATATGACAAACTAATCATTATCAAGATGATACTCAATATTCTCTTTAGCTTTGAAATCATATATCTCCTCTGCAAGTTTTGTATCCACACTAACTTCTTGTACCCCTATTGTAGCACTATTTTTATCAAATGTAAAGCTATTTTCTTTTCCAATCATAGTAGCAATTTCCAGAACACTTGTTAATCTACCACTTCCTATTGGAACAGGTTGATTGGTAACTCTATCAGAATTCAATGCTAACCAAATTGCTTCACATATATCGTTTACATGGATAAAATCTCTTTTCTGTTTACCATCACCATTAATCACTAACTTCTCTCCTTTAGCTTTAGCATTTATGAATAGTGGTATGACAGAAGGTTTTTCCTCCCAATACTTACCACCGTATACATTAGCAAATCTTAGTATGTGGTTTTTACCTTTGTAGAGGTTCAATCTTTTAGCTTCGATTTCACCCATGAATTTCGTCATTCCATAGAGTGATTCATATGGTGTTGGTGCAGCGCCAGAGGAAGCAAACACTAATGGTGTATCATATTTTTCTGCTTGCTGCATTATATAGAAAGTTGATGTTACATTAGTAGTTACAGCATCTTCTGGATCATCTCTACATTCACCTACACCAGCTACAGCAGCAAGATGTACCACAGCATCGTATCTCCATACATCATTTATGTCTAATACCCAATTATCATCCTTCTTGTCTATTATAGTATAGCCACAATCCTTTTCTTTTAAGTAATCAACCAGATTGCTACCTATATAACCCTTTCCACCTGTAATGAGAATTTCTTTTTTATACATAACATATTCCTCCTTTTAATTTTTGTGTCCGGCTAGGGGGGGTAAAAACCATAAGAATTATCACTTACTTTCACAATTCTTTAATCTTTACAATACTTTCCTTCATTCTCACCCTTTCTATTACTATCATTACTTTTCTTTGATTTTAGTACTTTTCAAAAGCGGCGGTATTCTCTCCTTCTAATGTTTTCAACGCTTGAGTACTGGTTCGACCCCTATAAAGCGTAACAATTTTTTCACACACTACTTCCTCCAATTATAAATTATATCAACCTCATCTTCATCGGGTTCTTCATATGTAGTTCCTTTCCACAACTTACCACCCTCTACATAAATTAAAATAGATTCTTCAAATAAACTTCTTGCCTCATTCCTCCATTCTCTTTTAGGGGAAATTAGAGATATAATGACAATGAAACCTTGTTTCTCTATTAATGATGCAAGTTTAGCAATAGTTAGAATATTTTTATGTCTTCCATCATCTGTAAAGCCAAAATCAATCATCCCTCTAAATTCATCACCATCTAATATTACAGAAGGTACGGATAATTCTTTTTGTAATCTATAAGCTAAGGTAGTCTTACCAGCATTTGCTTTCCCTGTTATCCAAAATACCATATCTTTAAAAACTCCCTCTATATAATTTTACTGGATTACCTACTACTCTTATACCATCAGGCACATCCTTAGTAACAACACTACCAGCCCCTATGAATGATTCTGCTCCTATAGTACATGGACTTATAATGGTAGCATTTGCTCCTATCATAGCACCCTTCTTGACCAATATCTTTTCTAATTTACTGTTACCATAAGGATTAGGACTTCTGACATTAGTGAATACAGCACTCGGTCCTATAAAAACATAATCTTCTAATGTTACACCCTCAAAGAGATGAACATTATTTTGTATCCTACATCCCTTACCTATTATGACATTAGGGCCTATCACACAATTTTGACCTATGTTACATAAATCACCTATAATGGTTCCTTCCATTATGTGACAGAAATGCCAAATTTTAGTATCTTTACCAATTATGACCCCATCATCCACATAGGAGGATTCATGTACAAATGCTATTTTCTGATCCAAAATCTACTTCTCCATCCACTATTATGAAACACATCATGTTTTAATGGTGTAAAAACTTTCATGGTTTCTTCTATATCTTCATAATTGATTTCCAAACCCCAATCATGACACCCTATTATATCACCACTATTTAAATAAGGGGCATAGATGTTCACCTCTCCCTTCTTATTTCCATTATCACAATATAGAAATTTCTTCCTTTTGTCCTTGCATAGTTTAATGATATCGGCATCAGGTTTACTCAAGATATCCATAACTTTAAACATAACTTTACCTTTCAATTGTTTCCTTACATTATGAAAATACCTATCATCTATATCATAAGCTCTTATTTCAGCATTAGGACAGGTATCATTTAAAAACAGAGTCAAACCTCCGTATTGGGAGCCAAACTCTATAATTAGTTCCGGGTTAAGATCTGTTAAAATTTCAGCTATTGTATTCATTGCTTGCCATTCATGACGAAGCCTGATACCCTTATACCCTTATACCCTTATAATCAAACCCACCCATTTCCACCGGTTTAAATTTTTTCATATTTCTTTCTCATCCTCCATACCAATTCTATAGAAGGTTTAGCATCTTCTATACCATACCCTCCTCCATTTAGTATATCACGATACACCTCAGTATGTAAATCAGCAAAAACCTTATCCATACGAATAAGTTCCTCATTTACAGTAATTTCTCTAAATGCTCCTTCATGTCCTTCTGGTAGTAATCCACTATCAGTTGACAATAAAAAGTTAGCCTTGGCTCTATCCAGATAAACTGTTCCTTCTACTGTATGCTTGTCCATAGTATTGATTGCAAAACTCAATTGCTTTCCAAATATCCATATAAGCATATCAAATAGATGTATACCTATGTTAGTAAGTATACCACCAGACTTTTTATTATTACCCTTCCAGGACCTATCATACCATGGACCTCTTGGAGTAATATAAGTGATGTTTACTCTACACATACCAGAGGGTAGGTTTTCCTTGAGTTTCAATAATTCCGGATGATACCTTAGTTGAAGTATATTGTATATCTTTTTACCTGTTTCTTTTTCTATCACCTGTAATTGTTCTATATTTTTAGAAAAAAGGACTAAAGGTTTCTCACATATAACATCGGCACCTACCCTCATTCCTAATCTACAATGGGCATCATGTAAGTAATTAGGAGAACATATACTTAAATAGTCTATGCCCTTACCTTCCCTTTTCAGCAATTCTAAATGACGGTCAAACCTTTCTATTTCAGTAAAAAACTCACATTCAGGAAAATAAGAATCAAGTATACCCACTGAATCATGTGTATCCACAGCAGCTACAAGATTACCACCTATTTCTTTAATTGCTTTCATATGTCTTGGTGCTACATAACCGGCGGCACCCATCAATGCAAAATCAGTCATTTTCTCTCCTTTCTAACAACCATGCTTCAGTTGCTATTAATTGTAATTTCATTCTAATATCTTCTACAGTTTTTGGTTCAAAATCCTTATAATAGTCCCTAATTTCCTTTTCCCATAACTCCTTATAGCTTACAAAAGCCGGTGGAGAACTAACCAAAAAGTCAGGAATAATTTTATCATATGCATCTACTAACATCTTTTTCTTAGGTGGACTATAAAAAGGATAAGTTTCTTCAAAATCCAATCTCACAAAAGGAATTTCTAAATCCATTTCTAAATGATTATGAATGGTTTTATACGTGGATGTTACATACATTAATTGGATGGCCCATGCTTCTATATATCCTCTATTAGAGTATCCACCAAAATGTTCATCCGATCCTTCACCTATATAAACAGTTTCCCTTCCATCCTTTTTTGCTTGTTTTGCTAACCAATAGGGCCAAATATTATATCTTGGTTGATTAAAAAATTTCATTACTTTATAAAGTCCCTCTACAAAATTATCAATTTCAACCTCTTTATGAATTGTACCATAATATTCAGATACTTGCTTAGCTTTTTTATGTTCATCACCTTTAATTCCAAACTTAGCAGTATATGTATAGATAGGTTCTTTACATTTTTCTGATAAATGATGTAATACTATTGTTGAATCTACACCACCACTTATATATACAGCAGGCTTTGGTTTTACAATTACCTTTTCTCCTATAAGCTCCCCAATTCTTTCCTTCATATTTTTCTACCTGATATAAACCATCCTGAATGCTCCCATCCTTCGGGTTGTAATACCTTAATATCATCTTTTATGTTATTATTCCCAAACCATGTAAGAATTTCCTCGAGTGTATGAAAAGTTACGATACTTGGATGATACCAATCAACATTTACTAATGTAGATCCATCCAATCCCATATTATCATTATAGTAACACTTTAAGAAATGATTATAAATAAATTCTTGCATACCATATGTACCTTTCTTTATACCCAGCAAAGGGATATCTTCTTCTATAACAATACCCTCTTTAATTTTTTGTAATGATTTACCTAACTTTGATATGGATTCTGAAAAATCTAGACATTCATCAAAAGAAAGAAGTGTAGTATTGTTTCTTATATGTTCATCAGCTAAACTTCTTATCAAAGGTTTTTTACAATATATATAAACACCAATCAATCCATTAGGTTTCAAGTGATAACAAAGTTTAGAAAAATATTTCTCAGTGTTTCCTGTATGATGTAATACCCCATTAGAAAAAATTATATCAAAAAATTCCTTATCAAACGGTAAACTACCAAGGTCTGCTTTAAGAACTATAACATTATTCATATGTTTAGTTCTTTCTTTAGCTATTTCTACACTATCAGAGATGTCTACGGCATATCTTGTAACATTTTCATTAATATTAAACAACTCCTCTGCCCATCCTACCCCACATCCAGCATCTAAACAATTCATTCCATCCTTAAAAATATCATATAAATCCTTCTCTTCATGAATACCAAATAAAGGAAGAAACTGTTCTAACACATCAGATTTAGAAGTTCCATAATTTTTACCTTCCTCAGTTAACCATTTCTCTCCGAAACTCTTACTTGTTTGTTCCTTATTTTTCATAATCCCCCTGATAGATATTTCAATGGAAGATTTTCCTTAATCAACTCATTGAAATCATTATTTACACTTCTAAAATATTCATCCAATTCTGGTCTATGTTCCTTTAGTATATCCCAGTCAATATATGAGATTTTATCTAAACATTCTTTAATAAGGTATCTCCAAGAAAATATCATCCTAATCTTTTCAAATAAAGTCAAATTAGGATATTTATTAGACCTGATTTCTTCGTTATCTCTTAAAAAATACTTATCATTCCAATACTTTTCTTTATTTAGACATGATAGGAGTTCATTACCAGCAGGTATACTCTTTGGACCAAAAAAGTTTATAGGCCTATGAGCAGACCAAGGAAACAATTTATATCTTATTAACGATAATTTGATACCTAAAGCTGAATATCCTCTATTAGGCACCTTTTCTATCAATAACTCCCCAATCAAATCTTTATCAACACCAATCACTTTAAATATGTCATATAGGACCCTTTCCTTATCATCCTTAAAGTTTTCAAAAAAGAAAATGAAAACATCTTCCTTATTATAATATTTATATGTGGATTTAAGTAAATTAGTATAGTTTAAGTTGGTATAGTTTAAATCCTTCAAAAATTTATTAACAGTTTGATAATGATGTTCATGAATACACTCTCTATAACAGGATAGTAACCAATCTGTTTGATACCTAAAGAAAACGATAATCTTGGCATTTGGAAACAATAAGTGTATTAAAGAAATGCTTACATCCCAATCTTCATATGCTTTGAATAAATTTCCTGAAAACATTTCCCTGGATATAACTAAGGTTCCGTCTGAATGTAAGTTTTCAATTCTTTCCTGTTCCTTTGAAAATTTCTTAAATACATAAGGCTTATCAACATCATCAGCCTTCAAATAATCTACTGCATATTGTACTAACTTATCGGGATTATACACTATATCCAACTTAGGAAATATAAAATTCTGGAAATATTTTGTTCCAGTCTTATGTAATCCTATATGTATAAATGTTTTCATTCATTAACCTTCATTGGAAAACAATATTTCATATAAAAACTCATTGGTACAAGATTAGTCTTTGCTAAGAAATGAAACAATGGTTGTAAAATCTCAAATCTTCTTTTATACGTTGGAAAGTTTTGCCAAGGTATCGGAGGTTGATTCATCATAGTATTGTACAATTCATCGGATAAATTAAGACGTTTTTTAAATGTTGATATAGTATTCTCATTTATCAAAGGTGGTGTGTTATACTCTTTCCATGCTTCTTCACGACTCATTTTACCATTTCTAACAAGAGCAGAAAGAGTGTTATTTCTTAAATCCATGTTACATTTTTGGGGTAGATAAACACTATGGCAAAATTCTGTTATCACATTTTCTAAATGATGCCCCCCATAATCTTTCCATCCAAACTCTTTACTCAGAAAAACTTTTGCATCTTCTTTATTGTAATCTATATACCAATATGGTCGTATTTTTCTAATCCGTGAAACACAGGTCCACCACATAAATCTACTAAACGTCATTAGTGGAAATGTTTTCATTGGAAGTCTACCGAATCTTTTGTGAATTACCCTTACATACTTTCCATCAAAATAATTGTTGTTGAGTGGAGTAACACCTTCTTCAATAAATGAATGACCATCAAGAATATATTTCACATTGTATTTATGGGCTGCTCGGTATTGTACTTCTGCTAAACCTATATCTGATGATGCTTCAATTTCCCCTACACCTGAAAGAAAGAATGCTCTGAAAATATCATTAATCTCATCAAGATCTGGAGTATAAGTATATAAATCCACATCTAATGCTTTATTTATTTTGTTTAGATTACTATAAGCAATATCCGATCCCCATGAATTATCATATGTAGCTGCTAAAGGTCGTAACCCCCATTGTTTAACAAGATATAATAAATAAGACGAATCTGTACCACCGCTTACACCTACAACACAATCATACTTTTTACCCTTTCCTGCAACTTTCATATCATTAATAATTTTATCAAGTTCCTCTTTCCCTTTACCTGTACCTGTTCCATATTGATCTTTTAATTTCTCCAATTGCTTACAACAACTACATACTCCTTCCTCATCAAAAGTTATTCCAGGAACTCGTTCATCATATATACATTTAGTACATATCTTAACACCAGCTTTGTTTATATCTTGATTTAATAGCATCAGTCCTCCTTCTAATGATCTGATTGTGCAACTTCTTTAACTGTGGAGTTTTTTCCCAAATTCATTCTCCAATCTACTAATGTTCTAAGACCTTCTCTCAAAGAAGTCAGGTACTCAAAATTTAAATCTTTTTTAGCCAAAGAAGTATCACAAACTCTATTAGTAACAAATTCTTGTCCTACTTCTCTATATTCTATATCAAGATTAGAATTAGTTAGGTCTAACAACAATTCCACTACCTCTTTAATAGAAGTTTTTATTCCACTACCTACGTTATAAAAACCAAATGGAATATCAGATTTTAAAGCATATATATTGGCTCTCGCTACATCCCTAACATCAATGAAATCAAATGATTGACATCCATTTCCAAATACAATTGGACTTTTATCTGCAAGTATATTATCTATAGCTTTCATTATTACGGATGTATAGGCACCTTTGAAATCTTGTCTTGGTCCATATACATTCATATACCTTAGACCTACACCTTCAAGACCATATCTTCTATGAAATGCCTTAAACATATGTTCACCAGCTATTTTAGTTGCACCGTAAAAGGTCCAATTATTATAAGGGTGATCTTCTGTCATAGGTATCTCAACAGCATCCCCATAAACTGATGCCGAAGATGAATAAATTAGTCGTTCTATATTCTGATCAACACAAGATTCTAACACATTAAAAGTTCCTCTGATATTAACATCAAAAGCCGACCTTGGATAATCCTGACATTGTAAAAGCCATAAAGCCGCTAAATGAATTACTCCATCAGAATAATATATTGCTTTGTTTAATATGTCTGTTTGTATTATGTCCCCACCAATATCAAAAATAGAGCATCTATTTTTATCTTCAAGTGCTTCCTTTAAGTTTTCCTTAGTTCCTCTACAAAAATTATCATAGATTGTAACTTCCGATACATTCTCTTCTAATAGTAGATCAACCACATGAGAACCTATAAATCCAGCCCCACCAATTACTAATATTTTTTTATTCTTTAAATCCAATTTCTGACTCCTCAATTTCAATAAAACTATTATTCCCACATATGATAATATTATTGTTTACTACTCTACCTGGAATTCCATAATATTTGATATCAGATAGCATTTTTGCTCTCCATATCATAACTTTCTCACCATTATGATAAAAATATGCTCCAGGATAAGGATGTGATTGTGCTCTTATGAAATTATAAACCTCTAAAGCTGATTTATTCCAATCTATAAGTCCATCATTAGGTGTTCTTTGTGTACAATAAGAAGCTTTACTATGGTCTTGTTCATATCCTGATATTTTATTATATAAAATACCTTTTATATTCTCTTTAATTTTAAGCATGGATTGTTCTTCTATAAAGGTAAGAATTTCTCCTATATAAATATCTGGAGATATATAAATTGTTCTTTGAGCATAGATAGGACCATCATCCATTCCTTCTGTAAATTGAAATAATGAAAACCCAACATATTTTTCATTATTAATTATAGACCAAACTAATGGAGCACCCCCTCTATACTTCGGAAGTAAAGAATTATGAATACCTAATATTTTATAAGTACTAACAATTTCAGCACTTATAAGCCAATACCATCCAACCACTAAACATAAATCGGGTTCTATATCTTTAATTATTTGTTCAGAAACTTGTCTATTCTCACAAATCTCTATAGGTATATCATTCTCTTTACAATATGATTTTATATCCTTTAGTTTATTTCTACCATCGGATGAATCATCAATTGTTAGTACCTTAACAAGCTTTTCCGGTAAGGTTTCATGCAAAGCTTTGAGACATTTATAACCTATGTTTTTACTACCTAAAAATACGATTTTCTTCTTCATCAATATCTTATATACTCCTTAAACACATATAAACCTCATCAATTTCCCTTTCTGTTAATTCATAGTATAATGGTAAAGCCAATGACCTGTTATACAAATAATATGAAATAGGACAATTATTAGATGAATTATATACTGGTTGCGTATGAGAAGCGTATGTTCCTATTTGACAACCTATATCTTCCCCTCTTAATTTATTCATTAACTTATTTCTATCAATACACTCATCAACTGTGGTTACATAACTTTGATATACATGATTACTATTTAAATATGGCTGTTCTATATAAGATATCTCTTTTAGTCTTTCATCCCATAAGTTTGCTAAGTACCTTTTTTTAGAAGTAACCTTATCTATACTTTTTAGTTGAGTGACACCTACAGATGCAGTGATATCACTCATTTTATAATTATATCCTAAATCATCAAAGATTAGACGACCATCTATTGAGGTGGTTCCAAAGGTTGATAATTTTCTTATTTTATCTGATATGGGATCACTATCAGTAATTGCCATACCTCCTTCACCTGTGACTAAATTCTTTCTAGCATGAAATGAAAAACAAGCAATGTCACCTGATAATCTAAATTCAGAACTAAATGCACAAGCAGCATCTTCAATAACAAATAAATTATATTTCCTAGCTATCTCACATATACTCTCCATATCGGCTAATTGACCAAATAAATGTACTGGAATAATAGCCTTTGTTTTATCAGTAATTCTCTCCTCAATTAAATTAGGATTCATATTGTAGGTTTGAGGATCGACATCTATAAATACAGGTTTTGCTCCACAATATAATACTGAATGTCCTGTAGCTGGAAATGTATAATCAGCAACTAAAACCTCATCTCCTTTACCAACCCCTAAAGATAGTAACGCTAAATGTAATGCAGCAGTACAATTTGAAAGGGCTACTGCATTATTAACATTAAGAAGGTTGGAAACTTTATTCTCAAATTCTCTAACCTTTGGTCCATTAGAGACCCAGCCTGATTCTAATACTTTTGAAATTTCATCTATTTCTGTGCAATCAAAGTACGGTTTTGCTAAAGGAATCATTTTTTTGTTTTTTATCCTCCAATACATTTTCTATGACTTCTATCATTAGTTCTAACTTATTATTAATACTGAAATTTTCCCTTGAGAATATCATTCCGTTTCTTCTAATATCATTGTAGTCATTAGGATTTTTAAGTACCATATTCACTTGTTTAAAAACATTTGCCTCAGTAATAGGTATATAATGAACATTGGGTTTAAATCCTAAATTAGTTAAATCTTTCGTGGTATCTGTGAGTAGTAATGAACCAGCTGCGGTAATTTCAAACATCTTGGTGAGTGTGCTATTGAAAAATGGTGAAGGACCTAAACAACAAAAATATTTATTAAGCATTTTAGCATAACCATCAAACCATGCACTTTCTTTTACAATATTACCTTCAGCTTGTTCCATATTACGATATATATGTAATCTTAATGGGTATGCTTCCCCTACAGCTCCAGTAAAAAGACATTTCATTACAGGATTTTCATTAAACGGTAAATTAACATATCGTTCATGTGGTCCAAAAAAACTTGGTGACCATATCATTTGATCTTTATATTCAGGATATATTTCACCAAGTGCATCATACATACTTGTTATTGTTACATCTGACCTATTAAGAGCTTTACGAAACCATTCCTTTTTTTTATTTTCTACTGTTATTTGATGTTCCCAATTACAATAATCATCACTATGTATATCCGATGATACACCCACAATCTTAATATTTTTAGGTGTATTTATTACACTTTCCCATAGTAATTTTATAATATTACGTTTTGGAAATCCTTGTATTATGATAACATCAAAGTCTTTTAATTCGTCTACATTTATATCAAATCTAAAATCTATATCAAATCCAAAATAATCTGATAATTGTTTATATAACAAACTACGACCATCAACAGCTCCTTCACCACTAGATTTTATATGTTCACCTTCATTTTTTTCATATGGGGATATTCCATGTCCCGCTAAAATTATTCCTTTGGCATTACCTTTATATCTTTCCATTATTTTATAATCTCCTTGTATAATTCCATATCCAATTTGTTAATATGTTCTATTTCTTTTCTTATATCATTACTTACAAGTTTCTTTTTGCCTCTCCTTAGAATTTTATAGGTTTCTGGTAAACCCAATTCAAATAATTTATTGAATTCCAAAAAACATTTATGGTAATTTTCTAATGTAATAAAAATTTCTCATTTTCTTTTATCTTCTTTCTCCTATTTTCTTTCTCCTATTTTCTTTGCTGGATTACCCGCCCATATTTCAAATGCTGGGATATTTTTAGTTATTACACTACAAGCACCTATGATAGCACCTGCACCTATTGTTTCTACACCTATAATTAGAGACCTTACACCTATAAATACATCTCTTTCTATATGGAGTTCAACAGGTATAATTTTTTGAATTTTCCCTCTTCTACCCCTTGAATGGTTCCATTTATGTTGATGGGTAAGTATCATAGTTTCAGCACCTACTTCAGCGTATTCAGCTATATAAACATTACTTGCAAGGTCTATTCTAACATCTCTATGTATATGACATTTCTCATCAGCAAATAATTCACCTTTAAATAATTTTTTGTGTGCATATGTAAGTGTAGGTATACCCATTATACTATACTCCTAATTGTTTGAAATACCTCAGCATACTTCACTCCTATTTCACTACCCCTTATACTTGCTATAAGTTTAACAGTATTAGTTAAATCAGGTCTTTTAGCTAATTGACTCTTATAACATTCTATGGCTTCTATCTTCTTCTCTATATGTTCCTTTGTTAATGGTATATATGTGGTCATATTTGATTTACCCATACTATTCCATATATTCTCATATCCAAGTATAGTAGAGTGACGAAAGGCTCTTATACCTTCCTCACGTATAACCTTATGGTCTTGGTGTATATCATTACTATTAGGGAGTAATACTATATCAGGTTGTACACTTAATTTAGATATTATCATAGCATCTAATATTTCTTGTCTATGAGAAGGAAAGGTTCTAACCTGAAACATTACTTTATATTGTATAGTACATGTACCAAGTTTTTCTTCTGCTTGTCTTTCTTCTATTCTGGTAGAAGTTATATCAAACTCCTCTGGTATTGATTCCTCTGCAAAAGAGAATATCATATTAAATACTTCATGGCCTTCATCTATAAACCTTGCTACAGTTTCACCACAACTTATCTCCATATCATCAGAATGTGGGGATAGAACTAATATTCTTTTAGAATTTTCCGTCATATTGTTTTCCTTTTTCTGTTAATTGTAAACTGAGAGGGTCATTGGGGCTTACTTCCATAAAATTTGACATACGACCCATACCTTGAGGACCAATACCTTTACCGGCCCATGTATTAACAATTCTTCCTATATCTAATCCTATACCACCACAATCTTTCGTCCATATAGAATATCCTTTAGCTAAAAATCCACCGGCTATTAAGAATATATCTATATCATCAATCATCAATTTTATCTGATTTTTTACATCCTGATAAAGGTTATAGTGCCATATACCGCATGGTGGTATATTAAGTTTATCATCTCTTGGGGATTCTTCTGGTATACTTATAACTTCACATCCTATTATATCACCTAATTCAGGAAAAGAAGTAATTAAGCATATCTTTTTATCCCTAATGATGTTCCATAAGTTATATTCTCCTTCTATGAACAACAAATAACCTATATCAGGATTGACGAAATTGGTATTGGTTATACCTATCTCTTTATGCACTCTTTCCCATTCTCTGAATACACTTGTTGGTTTTATATTCTTATCAAAAAACTGTCCATCAGTAAACCAAGCACCAAGACAAGCAACATAATCAGACCTATTACAAGAATCTATCAACATCTTAACAACTTCCTTACCCTTTTCCGGTGGTATACCTTGCTCTATATTTTTTCGTTTAGACACGGTACCTATCATCATAGAGGAAAATTCAGCATTACCCATCCTCATAATTGAAAAGGATTTATTATCATCTAAACATTCTTTAATATGAGTGTATATATGTGAAACTTTACATACTGTTGTACCTTCCATGTAATTATCTTCCATTTATTACCTCCATTTTATATCTGGCATTATAACTTTAGGATTTATGTTACTCCTATAAGGTTCAAGGTCCTTTAACATCCCTTCTATTTCTCTTTCCATATCAGTTGTAGGTTCATAGCCGAGATCGAATAGTTTTTGATGGTCTGGTTTATAGTAGTGGTTCTCCACTTCTGTCCTTGGATTTGGTATATTGATGATTTCAGTACTATATCCAAGTTCCTGTGCTTTGCTCCATACCATATAAGCCAAGTCTTTCAATGTGTACACTTCCTCGAATTGATTTAGAACTCTATATTCTCCTTCTTCTGGTGGATTATCTATAGCTAAGTTAAGACATTGCATTGAATCCTTTAGAGGTAGAAATCCTCTCTTTTGCCCACCTGTACCATAGAGAGTAATAGGTTCTCTCGCTATTGCTTGGGAACAGAATCTATTGATGACAGTACCGAAGCATTGGTCATAATCAAAACGAGTATGTAGTCTTTCATCATTTTCCATTTCAGGTATTTTTGTTCCATATACTACACCTTGCATTATATCAGTTGATTTTAAATTCCATGTCTTACAGGCGAATTGAATATTAGTGCTATCATGGACTTTAGTAGCATGATAAAAACTTCCTGGTTGTTTAGGAAATGGTAACATGGACTTCCTACCTTTATATTCTACTTCTATGGGGCCTTCAGGTATAGCAATGTTTGGAGTGCCATATTCTCCAAGAGTTCCGAGTTTTACCAAATGAGCATTCGGACAATGTTCTTTCATAGCATAGAGTATATTCAAAGTCCCTATTACATTATTATTGTGAGTATATACAGCCTTGGCATTATTCATCATGGAATAAGGTGCAGAAGGCATTTCAGCTAAATGGACTATAGTATCTGGTTGGAAGTTTTTGATATCTCTAGAAATACTAGAATAATTCATAACATTTCCAAAAGTAAAGGTGCCACCAAATTTTCTAATAAGACCTTCTCTATCTATCATACTTTTAATGGGTAATAAAGATTCTCCACCCACCTCTCTTACCCATCTCCTACGATCACCAGTATCAATACAGAATACTTCATATCCCTTAGACAAAAGATAAAGTGATAGAGACCATCCTAAATATCCATCAGCACCTAAAATACATACACGCATTACAACTCCTCCTTAAACAATTTATCTATATCATCCCAATCGGATTTTTTCCTATACCACATTTCAAATTCTGGTTTATTCTGCTCTTCCATCCACCAATCACATAAATATTCTTGTTTCCATTTATCTCCAAATACAGGTACCATTTCTGATAAATCAACTTCTCTAATATAAACCCCCGGTGCTTTCATCACAACTCCCCTTTTTGTACTGGCATAGTTATACCAGTCGCTAAGATTTCATGTACTTCTGTAGGCTCAACCCAGAAAGTGGTATTATCACTGAATGTTATACTGACCTTCAGGGGGGAAATGGAATATTCTTTTATAGTCTTCCCTTTTAGATCATTCATAATTTCTCCTTGAACATTTTATCCACTTCATCCCAATCTGAATTCCTCTTTTTTAGAGTTTTTTGACCCCATATAATAGCTCCAGGTTCTATAGATATTTCATTATTAGATGCTGGCTGAACCCACGTTATATCACCAGTATCACCAGTACCATCAGCATTTGTTATTGTCCAAGTAGTTGCTGCCGTTCCAGTATCATTTCCTGTCACGTATGCCGTTCCATCATATTCCATTAAGTAACTCTCCACATATCAATCATAAAATCATCATTCCTTGGAGGGTTCCAATATACTTTTCCTGGTTTATATCCATTTAACCTCACAGATCCCCCTTCACCATGTTTTTGCCTTCCTAAATGCTTCATATAGTAACCATTATTTAATTGCATATATTCTTCCCTGGTTTTATTTCCACCAAATTCCTTTAAACAGCATAATCCATATCCAAGAAAGTAAGTTCCTGTATTCTCCATTACCCATTCAGGTCCTCTAACAAGGTCACCTTTCAGTATATCATTCATTCTCCAGTGTATATTCTTATCAAAGCTCTTCCAAAAAGGTTTAATATAGGATGCTCTCCATAAGGCGGGTGTAAATGCCCAATGAGGGTCAGTAACTAAAGGTACACCATCCCTTACTACTTGCTTCTTAGTAAAATAATTCCCTCTCTTCCATGATATGCGTCTCTTATGAAAAGCTATCTGGTTGATTCCAGGATGTTTGTCCATCAAGTCTACTAATGGGTTCAAATCTAAAGGTTTTATTAGTTCATAATCATCCTCAACATTCAGTATATAAGGAGTATTGGTTTGTTCTAATAACCAAGTTAGTGATGGTCCTTGTCCTATAGGTGTTTGGTTAACTTTGGATACATCATATATACCAACTTCATTTATATAATCAGTACATTGTTTTGACCATTCTTCATGTAAAGAATCTTCATGTATCAGCCATCGAAATCCTCCATCATATTTCAAGTTCTTCTGTAGTGCTTCTGTAGTAGTTTTAAGATAATCAGGTCTGGAAGCACTTGTCCTCATTATATCAATCATTATAGAACACCTGATCACTTGTTCTCATAAACCTTCTTCCTATAGGTATCTTATCCTGATAGGCCCTTACCTCATCATCGGTTATCTCATCAAGCATCATTTGAATAGCTAAATAAGGCTCACAAAAACCTTTATCATATATGTAAGTACTTAGTCTTGGATTAACTTCTATCACTTTATCCCCTATGAACTGAACACCGTTACAATACTTCAATCCTAATTCCTTTGTTATCTTCTTACACATCTCAACATGGTAGGGAGAATCTACCAATACACCTTTAGAGCTTAGACCGTACTTGGATTCCTCTCTTATCTTTACTGTAACTAATAGAGCATCACTATCTTCATTTGCTAATACCATGCAGTCGTATTCGGTCCCTTCTACAAATTCACACAGAAGTAGATCGGGTAATTGATTTTCGTTCTCAAATAGTTTTATGAAGGTATCCATACTTATATATGGCTTGAATGGCCTCTCTTTAAACAATATATCAATGTCATTCCTATTTTTATCTATTATACGAAACCCTCTTGAACCCTTACCTATATATGGTTTAAAGCATATCTTTTTACTTGGATATCCTAAATGGAAGGCTCCAGCTTCAAAATCATCAAGGTCATAAGGTGTAAAATATTTGGGTATAGGTATATCAGCTTTCTTTAATTTTTCATACAACAAAAGTTTATCTTCAACATCTTTGATAACCTTGTAATCATTAACCATTAACCATTAACTTACATCCATTTACAGATTTTATTTGTGGTTTCATAGCTGCTATCTTTGCTATTTCTAAACTTGATTCAGGTATTACAATATCAGGTTTCTCATTAAATATCACATCAAACAATTCTAATTTAAAATAACCATCTGATGCAGGAGGAACTTGATGGAACTTATCAACCATAAATCTACCACTTGCATTTTCATCCATATCTGTACCTATAATTTCAATATCACGCTCTTTAAAATAGCCTTGAGTTGTTTGAATAGAGGTATAAAACCTGGTGTTCCACATGCAGTTATTAGTATTTTAAGATTCTTCATTGTTAATTAATTCCTCGATTCTTTTCCTTGATTCAGGATGCATTTTCATTTTACTACCATTCTTGTCATACCATTTTTTAACATTCGGAGTTCCTTGTGCTCTACCCGCACCACACCAATCACAATACATTTCTTTTATATATATCTCCGGTATCTTGAATATCTTAGTGCCACCTCCATCTTCTGGAAGTATCCACCACTGCCAATGATGCTTATTTCTTTTCTGATGAAGTAACCAAGCGTAGTCGAATTTACTATCACCTGTATCGGTTGGTTTATAATAACCCGTTTCATCTCTACCTTTATTGATATCGCTTTTCATTGTACCATAGAAGTAGTTCGCATAAGGGAACAACTCACTTGGGAGAAATTTACTCCAATCATGTATGATACCTCTCCATACTATACCTTGTTTACAGCAGGCAAGGAAAACAAACCACTTATGCCTCAATAAGTAAGATAAATATTTAAGATGCTTCATTGCCCTCTCTTACTAGCTTTATACCGATATAATCAGCAGGCGTTAGTCCATTTTTATGAAACACATGGCTAATTTTATATGATTGAAGCCATTGTTTTTCAAATTCCGTTTCTGGTAATATCATTAAGCTATTGTTTATAATTTCAGTTTTCATAGCTCTTCCTCAAATAATTTATTAATATCTCCCCACTCATCTTTTGGAGACCATACTATAACTCTATGAAGATAATCCAATAATATTTTTACATTCTTCCTATCTAATCGAGGATTCCAAATATCTTGTAATATTCTTCTTCTTACATCTGTTAAAGGAACCGTATCCTCCATTCATATACCCCACTTCCTCACTATCTCTTTACCTTCTGACATATTACTTATATGATTATACAATTCTTTTATCCTTATCGTGTCTGTATGGCTTTTTAAGAACTCATTATAACCATTTTTACTTATTATATCACATTCATCCTTATTGTCAAGTATCCATTTTCCCTTTTCTGCTATATTACTACAATCATCTCTATATTTAACCATACAATCTTCTGATAGAAAGTTATGATCAAAACCAGGACTTAGTAATGTAGAACCGGACGCCATAATTTCAAACATTTTGGCATGCGGACTTCTTATACCAGAGTTACCTAACATTGTGTCTGTGAGCATTGCTCTATGTAGCCTTAAAAATGGAGCATATTTGATACCCCCAATCTTACCACCATTGTTTATAAGGTTTTCTTGTTCTAATAATTCTATTGCTTTACTTCTTTGGGTATAAGAAGAGGAAGAAGTAGTTCCGGTGAACCCTACTTTAGGTATTTTCCATTTGGTGGGATAGAATTCTTTCTCGTCAGCTGAATAGGGAACCCACACAGAAGGAATGCCTATATGTTTTTGAAAGGACTCAATATCGTATACCCCTCTTTGTATAACGATGTCAAACTGATTATTCTTATACCAATAGAATTTATTCCTTTCTACAATTTTCCTATAATCCACTGCTATCATTACCTTCAGACAAGGAATATCCTTCAAGTAACCATCCAATACATCGCTATGAGCTAAGAGTAACATAGCATCAGGTTTGTAATCAGAGTATAATTCTTCAGCTGAATATATGATACCATCTTTGCTATAGGCTTTGACACCATAATAATCACATAAAGTATTGAGTTTATTGACAAATCCTATATTGATACGATAATTTATTTTAGTATCTGGATCATGTTCTGGTAATATGGATACTATTCTCATTTCTTAGTAATTTTCCATATACATCTTGGTGAACGTGTGCTATCTATACCTTGAAGGTTGTGCTTCCATCCTCTCTTTTCTATTTGAGCTATAATCTCTTTAACATGAGGGGTTTCTTCTCCTTGTGGGGCATTATTTGATTCAATATAGCATTCATGCCATTTTAACCTTTCTAATACTTCAAACATCTTTTCCTTAATGTGTTTATAAAGACTAAGGGCAAATATAATATTGATAGGTCTTTTTGTTTGCTTGAAAAATGAATTAATGTATATAACCACATCATCAACCTTAGTTAAGTCCTTACACATATAGTTGATATTATACCCGTTATGTCTTGCCAAATCCCTTGCACAATCTATATAATCAGCTTCATTATCAAGACCCATAACATGGCGAGCACCTCTTTTCCAACACTCACAAGCTACTGAACCAAGGTTACATCCTAAATCCAGTATTGAATAATCATTTATCTCTTCCGGTATACCCATTACTTTCATTCTCTCATTAGTATTTCTTGCACCCACTACTTCTTCCCCATCAAGATAATATGACTGATAATTTTCCTTCCTTTCCTTGTGAGGAAATTGCGTAAGTTTAGCAATCTTCTCCTTTAATTCTTCCATATCATTCTCCTTATATTCAATTTGCTTCCATGAATCCTTCGGTAAATCCTTTAGTGTCATCATATCATAAAGTGAGCGTCGAATATCTATAATATACCCATCTATAACATTATCTTCCTTTCGCATATCTCCTTTAGCACTATCACTTATATTCAATAATGGTAATATGTGATTTGTAAACCTATCAGGTAATGGTATATCGGAACTATAATAACCATAATTACTGGGCTTTTCTGTAAAGGTGTAATGCCCAGTTTCATTTATCCCATAAGCATTTCTCATATAATAGCCAAAAACTCCTTTAGAATCACATACAGTTGTTCCAGGATAAAAATCTGACACCATATTCTTTACATAGAACATTCCCTTTATAGGTGGTGCAAGTACTAATTCAGCTAAACCCTTAAATATAAGATACTCATTCATAATGGACTGCAATGATCTCTTATCCCAATATCTATTATTATCATTGAATGTTTTATCTTGTATTTCTTTTGCTTGTTCGCCCTTATCCCAATCACGAAATGATGTTATCTTACCATTATAGCTCCACGGTATTTTCATTTCGGGCTTTGGAATCCATATACTATGCTTACCTTTCACTATACTAAAAAACTCCCCGTCTATAGTTATACCGTTTCCTTCTATTATCACCTCATTGTAGATCTTCTTGATTAACTTCAATTTATATAGTCTCCTTTATATCCTTTTTGTATATAGGTAAAGTTTCTCCACCTTCAAAGTAATTCAATACACTCTGTACCCTTTCCTTTGTTGAATGATACTTCTGACAAAAATCAAATCCTTGTCTCCGTATCTTATCACCTTCTTTAGGTTCCTTTATAACATACTTATCATATTGCTCTTTTAAATGCTGAGCATTATCTCTCTTATAAGGAATATAATGCATTTCAGGTTCAAAAAATGTATCCATTGCTTCACATTGATCATGAAAATAAAGAGCACCTGCTCCACAATATTGAAAAGGTCTAACGTCCTGATAAAGAGGAATGTTTACACCCATCTGCATACCAAGTACGGATTTAGCAGAAGATGAAAGTTCTGCTGTCTGAAAACGAGTATTACCTGTTTGTGGTGTTGGATAAACCTTTATATTGATAAGTCTTTTGAGTTGTTGTATAAACATTCTCCTTGGTCCATGATGAGTAGAAGAATCAAGATCACCTGTAAATGCCATATCACAATTATAACGTGGATCAGAATCAGCTATATCTTTTTGATAAAATGCCATATAAGGCCAATGTATAGTAGGTATCCTCCATATGTTAGAGAACTTTTGATAGTCACCGTGATTAACAAGCCCAAGGTCAACCCACTGATCAATTGGTTTTGGATAACGGGGTATTTCTCGAGAGTCCCCCATGTGATACAATACCTTTGTTCCCATTCTTCTACGCATTTCACTAAGCATTTGTAACACATCATGTCTCAATGGTCCAAAAATCATATGACAAAAAATAAAATCGGGCTTGAACCAATCTAATTCCAGTTTGATGTCATGCGTAGACCTATTAACAAGTTGAACAGTTTTAGCCCAACATCCACAACGTATAGCTCCTTCGAGTGTGCCATATAGAAAGGCACTATAATAATTCTGTATATTACCAAGTATAACAATTCTTTTCGGACGTAACATAATCCCTCCTCTTTATATTACCCTTTATACCTTCCATGCCTGATAGAACCATCCCCAGTTCCTAAATGGAAGTGATACCGTCCATCATCACAATTTAAAGCTTCTTCTTTTGTGAATCCATGATCTTTCATAAGCATATCAATATGTCTTATGCAACCTAACCAATAGGTCCCTGTGTTAGCAATTACCCAATCAGCATCTCTCATGCCTCTACCACCTTTTAATACCTCATTCATTTTCCAATGCACATTATCAGCAAAACTTACCCATTTAGGCTTCAAATAGCTTAACCTAAATAAAGAAGGTGTAAATGCCCAATGAGGGTCAGTAACTAAAGGTACACCATCCCTTACTACTTGTTTTTTAACGAAGCCTGGTTTCTCATGCATTATGGTTCTCTTATGAAATCCTATTTGGTTGATATCGGGATTATTATCCATCAAGTTACATAATGATTCTATATCAATTTCTTTTATAGGGTCTTGGTCATCCTCCCAATTTAATACATAAGGTGTTTTGCATTTACCTAATAACCATCCGAGTGAAGCTCCTTGCCCTATAGGTGGATTATGTCTTTCTATTACACTGTATACACCACTCTCCTTAGCATATCTAATACATTCATCTGACCTTCCACCATCTATTTGATCTTCATGAACCATCCAACGAAAATTCACCGTTGGTTTTAAGAACTTTACCATTGACTCTGTTGATATCCTTAGATAATCAGGTCTAGATGCTGAAGTTCTCATTATATCTACATCTCTCATAATTTTTTTCTCCTTTTATTATTTCTTATATCTTATTGAATCTGGCATAGGAGGATTATTAGGATCGAAATTCTTAATTAATGGGTTAGTACAAGGTTTGGGACCGGGTTCATAATCCATTTCTCCACCAAGACTTTTAGAAATAATTTTATGTATTACAGATTTTCTTTGGTCATATGGAAATCCATCATATTCTACTTTTAAGAAATTGAATAATTCTTCTGTAGTTAGACCAACACTAAAATATCCACCATACCAATCATTTATACTACCATCACTACCTCTTAAACTACCATATTTTGTGCAATTCTTAACAAATCCTAATGTTGCCGTAAAGTTTTCTCTTGTAACTCTAACAGTACTATAACCAAGGTGTAATGCATAACCATCCTTAAATACATTATAATTACAGGTTTTAAATCCTTCTTTAAATAAACTATAACAATAAGGAGCTGATGCCCATCCAGCGTTACCGAATGTTGATATACCATGTTCTGTCCAACTTTTCATATCACATAAAATAAGACAAGAATTTGGAAATCCACCTGTAGTCTCAGCATTATATTTGTCCTTATAATATTCAAATCTACCTGTATGATTTATCACTATACCATCTATTCTACCTGATGATTGTCCTACAGCAAGTATCTTTTCATCAAGGTCAAAACACGGTAACATATTAGGTATAAGGTTTACACCCTTTGGTAGTATATTGGTATCGGAATCCAGTATTAAAACATATCTGGTTTTAACATATTCAAGACCGGCACTTATAGCTATACCATGACCCAGACTTGTATTTTGTTCTGGATTTTTACCTCTTGATGTTTTATTATAATATCCTAATGATTTAGGTTTACCCCCTCTTACAACTGTTACATTTAAAGATTTGTCATTTTCGAGACTATTTAAGTAATTTAATATATTTTCTTCATCAGAGCAATCATCTACTATTACTATATTAGCATACTGTTCCTTTGGTATATAAGCAATAGCTGATTCTAATGCCAACCTAAAAATATTATAATTATTTCTCACTGTGTAAAGTAATGTTACATTTCCTGCCATTTTATTCTCCCCCAATCATTTCCTTTATTTCTTCTTCTGTCATTTTTTGAGTATTGAGTGTACCATAAGGTTCGGTCAATCTGTTATTTTCCCTTTCTATATTAGATACTATAAAAAAATCCCAATCCAGTATAGTAGTAAAGGGTAGTTCTCTCTCAGATATTAGATCTTCTTCGAATTTTTCCACATGAGATCTAACACCTATAAGTTCCACATCATCGGATATACTTTTAGCTAACTCATATATATTAACAGTTTTCATGTCTCCTTTAACACCCGTCCATCCACCACCATGTAGATCACACATACCAATAGATTTATATATGAATTTTGCAGCATCCTCTAAAGAAAACATCATTCTATTCATCCTTTTATCAGTAACCCTCAAAGGTATACCACCCTCTTTCATTTTTTTCCATCTCGGTATTATAGAACTACTACTATTGGCAACATTGGCAAATCTACAAGAGATGAATTTATTTCTATCAGTGTTTGCTTCCATAAAACATTTTTCTATTAAGAATTTTGTATTGCCATAAACACTTTTAGACTTACATGCTTTGTCAGTGCTTATATTTATAGTTATAGGAACGTGAAACCATCTACTTGCTGAAATCACATTCAAGCTACCCAATATGTTTATCTTACAGCCTTGTATAGGATGTTGTTCTATTACTTCTATATGCTTCATTGCAGCGGTATGAATTACTATATCTGGTTTCACTTTATCATAAACACTATATAAAGCACATTCATCTTCAATGGAGGCTGTGTAATTAGTAACTAAAGGAAATTCATCTTTTAATTCTGCTTGTAGTTTCTCCCCCCTACTGATATTATAGAACTCATATAGGTCATAATATTTTTTAATGAAAGCCTTACCTATTGAACCAGAACCACCTGTTATCAACACTTTTTTCATTTACCCAATACCTCCTTGAACATTTTTCTATAGTTTTCTGCTTGTATCTTCCATGTCCATTTTTCTTCTACTGTTTGTCTTGCTTTCCTTCCCATCTCCTGTACTACTTCTCTATTGTTCTTCATCCAATTTAACCGTTCTATATATGATTTAACATTCCTTTCAACCATATACCCATTAATACCCTCATTTATGAATTCTGGTACATTACCTATCTTATTACCCACAAAACATCTACCTGTTGATGTCGCTTCCAGTAATTGATTAGGAGTACCATCCATATCAGAAGCAATCATTATCATATCAACATCATGATAGAAAGGTGGTATTTTCCCTGGTTTTATCACATTAGGGGAGTTAAATCTACATACTTGGGATTTCAATTTTACTTCCGCTTGTCTACAAGATTCTATAACAAATTGTACATAACCCTTCCTCGTAGTATTTTTACCCACATAACCCACTGTAAATGGTTTAGTTATGTCTCTTTCTTTAAATGCAAAAAGGGTTTCATCAACACCATTAGGTAAGTAATATACTTCACTATAATACTTTTCTAATTCCTTTTGTAGCAATACACTATTAGCATGATGAAATTTAGAACCATCCAACATCTGTTTCCAATTACCCCTATAACTGGTATATGTATGTGATGTTACACCTGTCAATTTTTGCTCAGCTGGTATATGAGAAAGGAAATGTGAAGCACCACAATCAAATGTAAAATACAAGTCAAACTTTTCTTTCCTATCGAACTTATCTGTTGGGGATGATTGAAAATATCTTATAAATATATTGAAATCGTCACTTAACCATTTCTTTATATTCTTAGCTTTAACATCCCATGCCCAGCCCCTTACATCTGAAAGTATTAGTATATCAGGTTTTCCATTTTTAGATCTTTCTCTTTTTATTATTTTTGTTGGTTCTTCCTTCTGCTTTGGTTCTTCCTTCTTCTTCTTTTGCTTTTCCCTTCTTATTACTTCTAAATCTCTTAATGTGCCTTCATCTGGACCATATTTTATTTTCCATTCTTCTGGAGACATATCCCTTTTCATATTATTCATATCCTTTTTAAGTAGTTCAGATTTAACTTTTAGAGATTCCCTTTTCTTTATAAGGTCCCTTTCCTCATCATCAATCTTTTCTAATTCTTTAGATATATCAATTATTCTCTTTTCAATTTCACCTTTATTTGAATATTCCGTTGATTTTCTATTATTTACTATATCCCACAACATTTTTCTATAGTTTTCTGCTTGTATCTTCCATGTCCAGCTTTCTAATACAGTTTTTCTTGCAATATTACCCATTTTTATCAGTTCATTTCTATGATCACGAAAGTATAGTATTTTTTCAGCATATTTATCAACATTCTTTTCAACGAGAAATCCATTAATACCATCTTGAATAAACTCTGGCATATTACCAACTCTATTGGATATTATAGGTCTTCCACAAGCGGCAGCCTCTAATGCTGTATTGGGTGTCCCGTCTTCTTGACTTGCTACAATGAAACAATCAAAACCATTATATATTGACGGCATTGTTTCATGTGTTAAAGCTTCAGTATGATCTTTATAATTAGGATGATATAAACATTTAGCTTTCTTTACAGCCGGTTCTATAAATTCTAACTGACCCTTTAATGGAGATAATTTACCAACATGACCAACTATAATGTTTTCTCTTTCATTAGGTATGGGAGTGGTGGGTCTAAATAGTGTTTCGTCTACTCCGTTAGGTAGGTAATATATGTTATCATGAATATTTCTTAATTGACTAAGCAACAATTTACTGTTAGCATGAACAGCTCCAGCAAGATTCATCTTAGGTTCTATTACACTTATAGGTCTATGTGATGTAATACCAGTAACCTTTTTATTTTTAGGTATCCCTTTCAAAGGTTCAATATCTATATAGCTATAACCGAATGTGAAATATACATCATATTTTTTGGGATCTATCTTACCCCCAGCAAGGATACAGGTAATATCAAACTCATTAGATAAATATTTTTTCAATTGAACGGATTTAAAATACCATGCCCAATTCTTTACATCACATATAAACAATACCTTCGGCTTAATCACCTTTTTAATTTCTGATGTTATATACAGATGAGATTTTTCCTCGGGCTTGACAACCTCGGGCTTGACAACCTCGGGCTTGATCACCTTTTTAACTTCCTTGGGTTTATTACTTTGCCCTGGACTGTTTACAATCATACCTATTTTTGACATTTATTACAATTTCCTTTTTAAATATTTTTCTTTAGTTTCCTTCCATGATAACTTAATTAAATCATCATAAAATAGCATTTCTGTATTGTATTTATCATTTTCAATCATGTTTTTTAGCCTTTTTGAGGCATATTTTTCTTTCCATAGATCAGTTAATGCTTTTATAGAATTATCAAATAAAGGCTGTCCATAATCTTCAGTTTCACCTCTTAAATATTCATTAGTATTAGTGTATAACCTGCACCAATAAGAACCTCTTGGAGCATGATTAGCAGGAGGTCTTATACCATAATTACTATATATCATGGTTAGTATCCTACCTTTAGGTCTGGAACCTTCATATATTCCTCTAATTTTTTCAGGATATTTTTTCTTTAATTCTTTTACTGCTTCCTTATATACATTATCAGATGGTTCCAATGATATCTTACCTTCAGATGTGCCGCATTTCCTCCAATACTTCAAACGGGTGTACTGACTAAATCCACCATAAAGACTTGTAGTTGTTATGCCTATTAGTTTTTCCTTATTATAATAGGCATTCCATGTATCAACCACAGGCTTAGAACAAACCATTAGAGCAATAAGTTTACCACCTACATAATTATATCCTAATGGTTGAGTTGGAGAGATTGAGGAACCCATAGCTGTATATCTGAGGAATTTCTTTAAACGATCATCTCTTGACCAGCCTATATATTCGTCTCTAGGTTTTAGTGATATGAAATCGGAACCTAATGATATGATTCCAATGTAGGTAAGGTCAGGTTTATTCATTACAATAAACCTTTTAATGCGACCTTTGTTAGCATTCCAATGTGCCGAATGTGTAAATATGCGGAGAGTATTCCAGGTAAGGCTTTGATCCTTAGTTATTACAGGAATAATTATTGGTTGGATTTTTAGGTAATCTTCTGGTTGGCTTGGTTTCCAAATACATTGCTTGACTTCCCACATTTTTTGCTTTTCAGCTATGGACCATTCTCTATTGTGTATTTGATGCCAACCACGATATAGAGTATATTCCTTTATATTCATACTGGACAACATATTAAAATTTTCTTCAAACAATTTTTTTATATTACTCATACGTACATATTAACTCCCTAATTAAAAAAACTATTTATTACGGTCTTCTTCTTTAAATCCCTTTCTTTCTTCTTCTTTTGTCTATCTTTATATGAATTTTTTACTACATGAATTAGAAGTTCTTGTTTTAACACATCTATATGATCTTTAAAGTTAGAAATTCTATCTATTGCCGATTTTATATAGTTAGATGATATGTCTATGCCCATATAATCATGACCCAATAACCTACAAGCTATACCCGTTGTTCCACTACCCATATAAGGATCTATAATCAAGCCTTTTCTATCACTCATAAACGATAGTATGCATCTCAGTGGTAGAATAACTGGAAATGGTGCTGGATGTGGATTATCCATATCTGGTGTAAAGTTCCATATAGAAGAGCATACAGCATGTTTACCTTCCAATTTCACACCTATTACTTTACCACCTATAGGTTTGTATAACCAATAAATTCTCTCGTCCTTTTGATGGAACCTGTAACCACCCCATTCAGTACAAGTATGTTTATCCCATATGATTTCTTGTCTTATGTGCCATTTAGATTTAACTAACCATTCTAATGGAAATGTGGCTATACCTTTAAGATGTCTTACCTTATGATTGTAAAAAAATGAACCCCCAGGTTTTATAGTTCTGTAAAGCTCATCGAGTACATTTATTTGGTTTTGTTGGTATTCATCTTCAGGTAGATCGTCCTGTACTTTATCATATTTGATGGATCTGAATATTGAACCATCTGTATTTATCTTCTTGTTGTATGGTGGGGAGGTCACACCCATATCTATGAAAGCATCGGGTAATTTTTTGAGAACCTTTAATGTATCACCTTGTAAGATTTTATTTTTCATAATACCATATTCTAACACATTTAAAATTATTTGTAAAGACTATTTTATGATATACGTTAATCTTCCTTGTTGGGTTTTTACTGATGACATTGAGCCCTTTCCAGATACCATTTTAAGATTTCCTTTATTTGTCTTTGTCATATTGAATTTAACATCACCAGTTGAAACAAATTTTTTCAAATCTAAATTAGCCTGCCAGTATGTAAGTAGTTTTGTAAGTAGTTGAATAGCTTTAGGATCCGAATTCAATAAAAAGGCTATATTTTGACATATAAAATAAGTAAAAGAATCGGGTAACTTATCATTAATAGTCTTTTGATTTTTTGTAACAGGCCATGAATTATTTCTAACCACATCCATCAAATATTCCTCAATGGGTGTTAGAATTCCTTTAGCCAAATTCTGATATATTTTATATGAATTATTTTTTATATATTTACCTTTACTACCTTTTAAATATCTAGACATCAAAACATCCATACCAACATCATAAATGAATTCCATATTTTTAATATCTCTCTTCATGTTAATTTTAGTCATATATTTCAATAATGGATTGTTAATTCTACCACCGTTATCAACATAAGAGATCAATTTAGGAATAAGGTTAGCATGAAATGATGCCGATGCACCTACACCTGATTTGCTTGATATAGGTATAAAAGTACCATCTTTCATTTCAAATATACTATCTATACCTGCAAACGATGAACTAGTAGGGACTATAAACATCAATACATCATTAGGAGATTTGATGGGGCTCTTATTAAAAACCTTTAATTCCCCATTCAATACACATAACCCTATCAATATTTCACCATAATACTTGGATATTTCTTGTTTTAACTTTCTATCATCGAATGTCCCCCAATCAAATTTAGAATATTTATTAGAATTAAGGTTTTTGATTATTATAGTTTTAAGATTTTCGGGTATAGTGCTTATATTATATATACCATTAATAACACTATTAGCTATATCTTTAGCACTGTAAAATACTTTAGCATCAAATTCTTTGCCATCAACACTCATCATTTCAGATTTGGCTGTTTGTGTAAGCTTATTAGTGGTTATCCTAAGTTTTTCACCACCAGTTTTTGCTCCTTTATCGAGTAAATTGAATGAAATATTGTAAGGAATATTTTTATATACTACTATTACCTTTCCATTATCGTATTTGGAGGATTTAGGAACCACTACTTTGCTTCCTTGTGGTATTATTTCATCAGTGTTCTTACCTTGTTTATCATATACAGGGGTATCCTTTTTTAAAAATGTTTCAACATCTCTGTCTTTAAAATATTTGTTAAATGCTGTTATACCTGTAGTAGATTCCTCTAAAAAATTTTCAAATCTCATCTTTAATTTCAATCCTCCCCAGCGGGTTTTACATCCTCTCCTCTTGCTCTTGCTGCTCTATATGCATCCCAATAATGACTCGAAGAATAACCCTCATTTCCCCATGAGCACATATTATATTATATTGTAACATGTAACCAACTTTTACCATTTTTTATCCTTCTAATAGTTGAAGTTGATACATTAAATATAATTGATATATTTTTGGTGGTTTCATTATTTTTTACTAACTCTTTAATTTTTCTCACTTTTTCATTATTTAATTTAGAATTAGGATGATTTTCTCCTGTAAGTTTTTCAGAAATTTTATTTAAAGTTTCTTTAGTATGTTTTTTACCATAAAAAGGATTCTTCTTACCAATTCTTTGTTCTCTCAATTTTTGTTTAGTTTCTTCTGAAAGTTTTGTACCAATTTTCACTTCAGACCATTTCTTTAATTGATTTTCTGTAAGCTTTCTCCCTTTATTAGCTTTACTTACTATATCTTTTACTCTTTGACTTCTTTTTCTACCATACATACCATTATTTTTACCTTTAGATTTCAATCCTATTTTTCTTTTAGATTCTTCGGAATGTTTAAATCCATGATTTCCTTCTCCACCCCAAGTTAAATTATATCCATTAGGTTTGAAAGAATTATACTGTTTGATATAATGGTATTCCATCTCATCCATTTCTTCTTTAGATGAACATTCCTCTATAATTTCCCATTTAAAATTATCAAAACCATATTTACGAATAGCTCTATAAAAATAAAAATCTGTACCTGCATTTGCTCGTTGTAAATGTGATTTTTTTCTTTCAGATAAAGGTTTGATAGTTTGACCTATATAACATTTACCATTAATCTCATTTATAGTTTTATAGATAATCATTTCAATCCGATCCAGTTGGTTTGACATTTTGACCATTAGCTCTTGCTTGTTTATAAGCATCCCAATAGTGACTGCTATTACCCTTCCAGTCGCACATATCTGTGCGATTATTATACTTCAATTCAAAACGTGACTTTGATATCAATCTATCCATTGCTTTCTTACATTTTGGACAGGTATGCTTCTCATCCATTTCTTTTCCAAACTCTAACTTTTCTTCATAACAACCACAATCATTACATAAATACTCGAAAATAGGCATTTCTTTCTTCTCCTTACAGTTTATATATCTCTAATTTCTAAAACCTTGTTAAATTTCTTCTTAAAACTATCCTTAGCTTTACCTTCCAATTTCTTACCCTTATAGCATTTTGTACCCTCATCAAATAAATATAAGTATACATCACCACCATATAAGTAAGAAAACCCCATTGGCATTCCTTTGTAAACCAAAAATACAGCAACGGGAATCTTACAAGGACTTTTAGGATTTTTATAATACAATTCAAATGCAGAAGGTCCAACCAGAATAATATACTTATCTAACACTATCCAGTTTCTTGTTATTGTTTGTGGATCAATATACCCCTGATATGAATACTCCCCAAAAGAAGACTTAAAACTATCTTTTGGGGCTATGTATATCTGCTTTTCTCTTATTTTTTGTTTTTCCTTTTCATTTTTTCCAGATGGTACCTCAATAATATTACCATCTTTTTGAAATACATAATCAGTCGATGTTTTGATACAACCAAACATTACTATTAACAACCCAACCAATAATATTTTACTTATTCTCATTTCTTTTCATCCTCTCATCAATTCTTATAAGGATATCATTCATTACATCTTGTTTCAATTTTATTTTCTCCACATCTGTTTGAACTTTCCCTATTTCTTTTTGAACTTGCTGGTTTCTATCATCTCTTTCTTCCTGTATATCTTGTTTGTTTTCAATAACATCAGCAGCTAAACTTGTAACACTATAAGAACTATGTGTAACCCATGTACCCCAACCAAGTATAGACATAAATAATGCAATGACTATAGCCACCATTATCTTTTTTAGTATTCCGTTTTCGGCTTTCATTTCTCATAACCTCTCAAATGTGTAATATATCATGAAGGTGTTTTCAATATATTTATCGGTAAGTCTGTAATGTAATTCCTTTTCAATCCTATCTGAAAATTTATCATATAATTTCTCTCTTTTAATGAAACCACAGTATTGCCATTCTTTTGGCTTCACTTTACTGATAAATTGTTTTAATGCACTTAGTGCTCCTGCAAAGGCTTTTAATGGATGTCCTGTATGTGTGTCACCGGTAACAATAGTACCATCCATATCAGCACCAAATGTGAAATGATATATACCACTTATCTTTGCTACCTTTGCTCTGTATTTCAGACCATCAAATTGCCATACCCATTTATTCTTTCCATCAGACATTGCATTTATAGATTCTAATGATTCATCAAATTCATTACACAATTCTTCAACATATAGATCATATAATTCATCTATATGTTGTTTAAATTTCATTATTCCTCATCTTCTATAGGTAAATCAATAACTATTTGTCTAATTTTCTTTAAATTGGTAAGTATGGCTTTTGCTTCCTTCTTAGTTATTGTTATGTTATCTTTGTCAGCTGATTTTTCAATTTTACCTAATATTTTAGCTGCATATGGGTCCATAAGTATATTCAATATAACATGCGATAAATTTTCTTTCTGCTTCCGTGTATACTTAGGATCTTCCGTTATCTTTTCCATTAAATATTCTCTTAGTTTCATAATTGTTACCTTTCTAAACCACCATTTATAAAATTGTTTAAATAACCAGTAATATTGCCAATGTTAGGAAGTATCATCGCTTCCTTGTTATTAAAATGGTACATGCCACCTTCTCTATACTGACCAGGATTATTACCCCAAGAGAATACGGGCACCTTCTGTAGATTGCATATAGTTGTCCAATAACTTAAAGGACACACCACTACTTTAGCATATGATATGGCACCTATTATATATTTCCAACCATTTTCAAAATAATCTATATATTTAAATATTTCATTCTCATTTACTAAGGGTGTATTCATATCACCTATAACAACGAACCCCTTATCTTTTATAGAATTGTAAAAAATGCTCATTTCATCTTCGTCACCATAAGGTATGAAAATGCGTAAATTTTTTAGTTCTTCAGGAGTATTTATGTTTTTTAAATCTATATGTTCAAATGTTTTATTATATATGGGGTATTGTATTACCGACTTTGTGTAATTTATACCCATCACATCTATATTTTTTTTAGAACAACCCTCTCTTTCTGATATGGATATCTTTAGATCTTTAACGAGAATATTATAATTTTTTAAAGATAATAACCTATGTATATAACCTTCCTGTCCTAATTCATCTCTAGATAATTGTTTATATACAGGTAGTTGTTCGTTATCAAAGGTCTTATATAAAAAGGAGCGATTAAAATGTGTGCTAATGTATGTTTTATCTGGCTGTAGAACTTTATGTATCCATGTTATGTATGGTCTAAAGGTAAGTATTTCTTGTTTAAAAGATCCAACATAAGGCCCTAAAATCAATGTCATTATATAACATATCCCTCTTCACATATGATAACATTACCATTCCAAAGGTTCAGTATTTCTTCTTTGTCACAGAAGATATCGTCATTTATGGATATAACCTCCAAATTCTTCAACACATCTTCAAAACAATAATTCAATATAAAGTGCAGTTCGTAAGTACTTAAATTTGAAAAATCTAATAGTACCTTGTTATTCTTTCTGAAAAAGGATATAATACCAACACCTTTCTGGTTCTGTATATAATACTTTTTAGACGTGTACTTCAGAATATAATTATAGATTCTTATGTTATCTCCTATAATGAACCTATTCGTTTTAGGGTAAAAGGACAAAACTTTCTTTACCTTTTCCTCTGTTGGATTAAAGAATGCTAATTTGATCAAATGAACCCTTGATATACCTCTCAAATCCTCATCGTATAGATTATCCTCCGTGATTGTAATAAAATCTGTTCCTATACTGGTAATTCTCATTTACATTTTCCTCCTAATAATTTCAGTCTCCATGGGGAAATCTTAATTTTGGTATAAGCTTTAGTGCTTGAGTATGAATTGTCTATAACAAACTTATATATATTATTTATACCAGAACCAACATAAAATTCATTTATATCCTTATATTTATCATTAGAAAACAAAAAGAATTTGGTATTAGGAGGGGTATTGTTAGAATCTATAAGTTTAAGTATGGATTTTAGACCAGCTTCATCGTTATCAAGGCATACTATCAAACCCTTATTTGTTAATTGTGATATTTCATTCAGAAAGTCTTTGGATATTTCACTACCCAAGCAGGATGTTCCTTGACTTCCAATAGTAGCAGCATCAATCAGACCTTCACATATAATTATATATTTGGAACTATCAAATTCATGCTTGTTATATATAATACTGCCTTTAGCCAATGTGGGGTTCTTATATTTGGGTAGAATACTATCAATCATTGCTCTTGCTTGGAAGTAAACAATATGATTATCTTTATCGTATATGGGTATTATAAATCTCCCTTGATAATCACCTTTGTAAGCAACATGTACATTAAGATGGGATATTTTCCTATCTCTTATGAATTTTCTTAGAGCTTTCTGATAGATTAGTTTCATATAACCATCAACTCTTTCATCAACAGATATACAGTCATTCAGTATATAATCGTGATATTCATATTCATATTCTATTTCCTTAATTATTTTTTCTTTCTTGCGATTGGAAAGTTTTTGGATTAGATAGTCTGGGTCGTATGATTGGAGATCTTTAAGGGATTGGGCTATGGATATTCCTTTAAGAGTGGAATAAAGAGTAAGAAATGAACCAGATTCATTACAGTTAAAACAATGCCATAAAATTTGCCCCCCATTAAAATCCATATTAAATCGTTTCTTTGATTTAGATTTCTTTGAATCTCCGCAAAGTGGGCATCTCGATAACACATGGGTACCATTTTTAGAGAGTTTCACACCTTCCATATATTGATAACAAAATTCAATCATAACATCTAAAGCTATCATTAACAAACCTCTATTCTTAATTGTTCATACCTGCATCCATCTTTTTGATGCACTTTCTTATGGCAAGTATAACATAAAGTAATGCAATTGTCAATATCAGCAGACTCTAATGGATTGGTACTTACTGGATAGATATGGTGGCAATGGAGAGTACCGGTAGAACCACACTTAACACATTGATATCCATCCCTTTTCAATACTAATTTTTTTAATTCTGGTTGAACTTCTCTATCCAATTTCAACCATTCTAATCTTCCTGCTCTTATTGCATCTTCTCTCATTAATTGTTCAGGTGATTTACCATATATAGAACAGGAATATCTACATTCATCAGAACAATAAAAACGAGATTCATAATTATAATTACCTTTGAGATATTGAGACCTATTATTGGCATTATAATCTTTTGGTATAAACCATTTATTACATTTAAAACACCTTACTTCTAATATATTCTTATCTTTTGGACTTCTTCTTACCTCTTCACACCATTCTATCTGAGAGGCATAAGTATCATAAAGAGGTATATGTTTTTTCCATAATTCACCTTTCCAATTACTATTTTTTTCACCTTTTTGGTTCTTTGATTTTTTTAATTTTCTTTCTTTTGTATTATATCCTTTACCAGCACAAATTTTAGAACAATAATAACCTACTTTATTACTTACTTGTGCTAAAAATGGTTCCCCACAAATTTCACATTTCTCTTTGTAAATATAATATACATATCTCTTATCATGCCATTTACCGGTCTTTTTATTATATTTTAACCCTTCTAAATTATCCCAGCATATTTTCATAATTAAACTCCTTACTAAGTTAAATTGTTGTGGAGTAAGGCTTAGTGAGTAAGCACTAAGCCAAGGTGATCAAACCCTGTCCTCCTATTCCTCGAAAAAAATCCCTTTCCAGCATTCATAATCAAAAGGGGTTAATAAGGCTGCCTCTTCATACGTTAAGTCCTTGAATTTCTTATACTTACAGAATATCTTACCATTCTTTATTTTACAATGGAAACAGTTTATACAAAGAGGTGTTGTGTTTTGTTCTTTTCCATCTTCCATTTACTTGTTCTTTAGGTGTACCATACGTTTCTTTCCATCATTCTCTATTTCTTTTCGTATATCTTTAGGAAATAATCGGATAAATTTACTCATATCGTCATCATCTACTTTGAATATTTGTGACATAACGACTGCTGTTTCAAAAGCATCCCATTCCTTATCTAACTTTCTTGTTTCTTTATACACCTTCTTCAATGCCCTTTTCAATGTTTGGGATACCGCTTGTCTGCTAATACCCAATTCCTTAGCAATCTCAGCACCGGTCTTTTGTTCTGTAAGTGCTTGAATATTATACTCTCTTTGCTCTTCTTCCTTTATAAATGTTCTAATTCCCATTGTTTTTCTCCTCCAATAAATGTTTTCTTATGTATCCAGTGTTTTTCACAGGTGTTTTATTCTTCCATACATATTTTATTTTCTCTTTATTGTATTTATATCCTTGGGTATCTGTTAGAGTATTTTCATTTATATTTACAATTCTTACAATTTTATCTTTACCGCATTCATCAACCATTACATACATTATATTACAACCTCTTCATATATATTACAACCTTTTCATCTTCTGGATGAACAACACCTCTATCATCAACATAATTAGACACTCCATTTATAACGGAATATGGCTCATCTGGTTTTCCTTCATTTTTAGATTTATCGATTTTGAAGGAAAACTTTGTGTATAAATCATGTAAATCACCACTTATATTATTACCTTTCCTATAATAGCAAAGCAATCAAGTCTTTTAGCACCATTTGATACTGCTGATCTCATTAAGGCATTCGCAGAAGACTTTTGTGATGAAAATAATGATACAAGTTCATTACTATGTGCTATACAGTATCCTGATGAATTGTTCTTACCAAGATAACACTGCATCTTCTTATATTCAGATACACTGTATATTGTCAATGTATCAAGACCTTTTGCATTATCCCCTCTTGATATATCATTACCCCTTATTTTTGATACAGCTTGATGAAATACTCTGCCAGTTACCTGTTTGAAATTGTCCTCATCCTCTGGATTCAACCGTTGACCCCCTCATCAATTGCTTGGATGATAATTTTCCAATATCCTTAAAAGCTTCTAATATCTCATTAATTCTACGCAATACTCCATTCATAATCTCTTATTTCCTCCAATAATGTATCAATGATATTTTCGAGATCCTTAGTGTATATATTTCTATTTATCTCAATCATCATGGATTTCACATTATTGTTTTCATGATGTATAGATGGAATTATAGTACCTTCATATGGATAGTTGATATCAATGGTCAATCCATTCTTTTGGAAATGTTTCTCAGCCATTTCTATTAATATATCTGGGGTATGTGTCTCATTCATTCCTATACATACATGAGGGTCGGATGGATCATTGGGAGCAAATGTATGACAATCAATTATTATAACATATTCATAGTAACATAACTGTCTATTAGTGGTTACGTTAAATTTTGTATGATAGTCACGATACATTTCCATTATATCTTCATCGGGTGTTATTCGCTTGATATCATTACCAAAGGTATCCTTTCTATAAATTATACCCTGATCCTTTGCTTCCATTGGATCATTATGTTCTAATCTTTCTACATCACAAACGAACCTACTGAGAGGGAAACTGATAATATCACATCCCCAATAATTGAACAATTCATTTACATAAGTGTCAGTAAGATTATCAAGATTATCTTGCTCGTTATCAAGCTCTATATGACCACCAAGCTCTCTTGATGAATGGGGTATATGTAGTATCATATTTTACCTCCTTTCTATCCACACCTGCTATAACCACAATTACAGGAAGCACATCCTTCTATCATCATTATAGGCATTCCACACTCTGGACATTTTTCAGTATCCGATGAAAAACCATTGTACTTGTTATCACTATAATACCTGTCTAACAACTGTGCTAATCCGTCTGGTATGCTTAGTATTTGAGTAGGTTTGAGGTCAGTTTCATCTAATCTCGACCATACGGGCTTATCACTATTTATGCCTATAAGTGTTTTGACTATATTTTTTACAGATACCCCACCTTGTAATGCTATAGATACTACCCTTCCCACAGCCTCAGATAAAGTATTCATTACTTGTCCTGACTTACCAATTTGAAGGAAAAGCTCCACAGGTTTTCCATTTGAAGAGCTTACTGTGGTGTATAGTGTTCCATTGCCTGTATCAATCTTAAATACATCAGCAGATAGCTTAGCCGGTCTAACAAATTCTTCATGCTCATTCGTTGTGGGGGAGAATGTAACTGGTTGATTCTTCTTACTTCCATCCCTATATACGGTAATACCCTTTAATCCCTTCTCGTAAGCATATTTATATAATTCTGAAATGTCCTCCTTAGTAGTTGATTCAGGGAGATTTATAGTACTACTTATTGCTGTACTACAATACTTTTGTAATGCTGATTGAACATCTATCCTATCCTTTGGTTTTATATCATGTGCCGTTACAAACACTTCTCTTACTTCTTTAGGTATACCTCTAATACCTTTTAGAGAACCACCATTATTGAATATTTTTTCAAGCAAATCATCAGTGTACCATGGTTCATTTTGAAATCTCTCCTCAAATACCTTGTTAACAAACATCATAGTGGAACCGTCAATGAGATTTTTTTGAAATACTAAACCAAAACAAGGTTCTATGCCATATGAAGCATCACAGGAAATTGCAGTTGTTCCAGTAGGTGCGCATGTAGTGTGTTGAGAATTTCTAACACCAAACTTTTTAACTTTTCTCATTATTAATTCATCGTCATCACAAAAGGTTGATAGTATTTCTTCTACATCTTCTTTAAAATCATTATAATTGTGAAATGGTTCTTTTTCATCTGCCAGTTCAGCACTTTTATCAATAGAAGCACTTGTTATTGTTTTCATAATTTTGGATGCAAATTCTTTACCTTTAAGACTATCATACTTAATATCAAGAGTGAACATAGCATCGGCTAAACCCATTATACCTATACCTATTTGTCTATACTTTTTAGATACATCTTCAAATCTTTCATCAGGATAATCCATTACATCAATAGAATTATCCATTAGTACTGTTATATCCCTTGATACATTATATAGATCCGTCCAATGCATTTTATTAGATACTGTAAACTTATTTACATCAATAGCTGATAGGTTACAACATCCGAAAGGGATTAAAGGCTCCTCACCGCAGGGATTAGTACATTCAATAAGGAACTTACTTTTCAAAGTATTGAATTTATTTATAATATCTATGAACATCATTCCTGGGTCAGCGGATTTCCAGCTCATATAAGCAAGTCTATCCCACAATTCTTCTGCATTTATTTCACTTACTTTAATACCATTAGACGGTGAATGTAATGGAAATGATATACTGTCATCTAATGCTTCCATAAATTTATCAGTAATTGCAACTGATATATTCATATTGGACAACCTACCATCCTCTTCTTTACAGTTTATAAACTCCATTATATCAGGATGCCATACAGGCATATTACAAAGTATAGCGGCTCTTCTTACTCTACCACCAGACTTAGTTGTTTCACCTACAGCATCGTAAAGACGCATAAATGTTATAGGTCCCGAACTTTTACCTTCAGGTGGTTTTTCTTTTTCACCTTCATATATATAAGCATTTCTTTCTCTAAGGTTACCTATGGGAATACCTATTCCTGACCCAAATTGAAATACCTTTCGCGACACATTTACAGTATTATAGATACTCTCCATACTATCTTCCAATGATACAACATAACACGCGCTGAATACTTTATGTTTTGTTCCTGCATTTAAGAAAACTGGGGTATTCGGTCGCCATACATTGTTGGCTAATAAACCATAGGCTATTTCTTCTTCCTCTTTATTTGTGGCGAACTCTTTTGCTACCCTTCTAAATGTATCCTTCATTGTCTCATTTTGAAATGAATACAAATTATTAAAAATTCGTATTGCATTATCACTTAGTCCAAATTCGTTTTCATCATTCACTTATGTTCTCATCCCCCTATCAAAATATTCTTCTATTGATTCATCCATATCTTCTGCACTCTTTGCTGCGTTCAATAGTTTATAAGCTAAAGCCTTTGCTTCTTTGGATGTCAAGTCATACCATTCAAAGGAATCACCATTCCTTTCTTGATATAATAAAACATCAGGTCCCTCACCCCATGTACAAACAGCTTTCCAACTATATGGTTTCTCTTTCATTATTAACATACCTCTATTTTTAATTGTCCATACCTGCATCCATCCTTTTGATGAACTAACTTATGGCAAGTATAACATAAAATTATGCAATTGTCAATATCAGCAGACTCTAATGGATTGGTACTTACTGGATAGATATGGTGGCAATGAAGATTATTTTTAGAACCACACTTAACACATTTATATCCGTCCCTTTCAAGTACTAACTTTCGGAGTTCTGGTTGAACTTCTCTATCAAGTTTCAACCAACCTAATCTACCGGCACGAATAGCATCTTCTTTCATAAGTATTTCAGGTGCCTTACCATATACAGAACAAGAATGCTTGCATTTATCTGAACAATAAAAATTATGTTCACCTCTTACATTTTTGCTACCTTTTAATGATTGTATTCTACTATTAATAATTTTTAAACCTGGTATAAACCATTCATTACACTTAAAACACCTTACCTCCAATAAATCTATATTTTTCATATTCCTTCTAACTTCTTCACACCATTCTAATTGAGGAGCATAAGTATCAAAGGTAGGTAAGTTATTTTTACAATAAAATTTTGCATTTTTAAGAATTGTTTTCCTACCTTTTCTTAATGATTCTAACCTTTCATCAGATTCGTTATAACAAATAGGGCATCTTTGTCCTTGCTGAAAACTATTCCATATCATATTAAATATATGACCTTTAAAACATTTAAATTCCAATTTTGTAACATTATTTATATAATTTAAGGAAAGGCATTCATATTGTCCTTTGGTCATTCTTTTAACTTCCTCTTTAATATATAAAAGACCTAATTTTGACCTATTGGAGGCATTTATACCTTTACAAATAGGACATCTAACCCCTTGTTGGAAATCATTCCAACTAACCTTGTATTTATGACTTTTTGGACATTTTAATTTTATTTTATTATGTGAATCAATATATGATTTACTTAATAATTTATACCCTTCTTTCTCTATTTGCCCCTTTACATAATCATATGTCAATTTCTTCATAATTTATTTTCCTAAGCGATCACGAACTACATCTAACTGAAAATCATAGCAATGCAATTTTAATGAGGAAAAGGCTAATATACCCACTTTTACTCCTAATTCATTAGCCATATATTCTTGTAGCATTACAATTCCTCCTATATTAACAGGGAAAGCTCCCCATAGGTCCCAGGAACGGAAATAGATATGAAAATTAAGATAGTATTCATCTTTATCTTTAACAATATGTGTATCAATTCCACGTAAGCACGGACTTGTTCCTCGTTCTGTCTCCTCCTTGTAAGGTATATCATATGCCATGTTGCTCTCAGGATAACCCACCTGAATATAGCAATGATTATTACCAAATCCTTTCTCTTTATAGTGATCGATACACCATTGAATTTGATTAGGAACTACGACCCACTGTCCATCTCCTCTTTCACCTTCTTCATTAACCATCCTCAAAGATGGTACCTTATAACCACCACCTGTAATCCATGTTGCGTATTTATAATGCTCTCCAAGGGAAAGACTACCATCCATAAGATAATTGACGAAGTAATTCTCAATGTCAACATCAGTAGTTACAGGTGGTATACCTTCAGGTAAAATAGGTGATAAAGGTCTTGTAGTTGGATATTGTATAACACCGGAAACATAATTAAATTCAAGCCTTTTGGAACCTTGATAACTTCCTGAATCTATCTTATTTATATTTCCAAATTGATTTATTTTTTCCAATAAACTATACCAGGTGGAATCTATCGTTTTTTCTTCTACAAATACTGCTTTCATACTACCTCCTTCTCCCATTTATCTAAAATTTTATTTAAACTTCTCTCTGATATAAATTTAAACCATTCGACCCCATATTCATTATAATTCTGTAACTCCTTTTCTAAATCTTCAAAAATGGCCTTAATAATCTTTTGTATTAAATCATTTCTATAACGATATGATAATACTTCCTTAATTAAAAGAGGGCCTTTTATAACCAAATCATTAAGTATATCTTCAGGGTCGTCAATACAAGAAGATTCTAAAATTTCCAGTAACTCTTCAAGCTTTTTAATTGTATAGTGTTCCTTCATCCTATTTCTTTCCCTTTCCCTTTCTATACGATATGCAGCAGTATCTCTCGCTGCGATAATTCTCACCTTAGTAATTGGTCCATCCTCAAATTCCTTCATCCTATTTCCTTCTCCCAGTAATCAGATTTATATTTTCTGATAATTTCTTTAGTGCCTTCTTTAATATCTCTTAAAGAGTATAGAGTGTTACAATCGATACATCTATATTCTTCTATATCAACCTCATCATACATCAATTCATCAGAAAAATTGACCTCTTGAAAGGTTACACCAAATTGATTAATCTTTATGAAATGCTTACCACCACAATTTTTACATATAAAGAACTTGTAATATATACTCATGTCATTCCTCCCATCCTATAGATTTTGATATTGACGGTGTAGAACCTCCAAGTTCATTAAATCTTTTCTCAAATATCTTAAAAAATGGTTTAGTTGAATCGAACCATGGATGCCCCGCTGGAGTAAACCTCCACAGACGGGCCATTTCCGTTTGGGGTATCTTATTTATTTCTTCTACTTCCTCCTTTTCAAACATACTCATATTGGCATTACCTCCTTTACACCATTCTCATATTTTTCAATTATATAGTTTGAATTGCCTATAAGTTCTGAAGGTATAAATTTAAACCCATTTATAGCTTCATCTAAGTTACTAAATATACGACAACCATTGTAACCATAGGGTAATTGCCATTCTCTTTCAAATTTATCTCTTTTAGCTTGATCTATAATGATATAACGAGGTTCCATGATTTTATTCCCCCTCCTTTTCTGAACATTTTACATAGTTAGCTACCTTTACTTCTGTCATCATTACCTTTCTCCATTGATCACTTACATAATTTTTTCTACCTATATAACAGGCATCTAAAAACACATAACCATCCCAGTAAGGACACCCCTTTACCTGGCACGCTAAAGGATAAAGATAACCTAATGGACAATTCTCCAATTCATACATACCTTTAGGCTTGATAATATTAACTTTTCCCATAATTATACCCTTTCGTATATAGTAACTACTGTTTTAACGGGTTTTACTTCTGAACATTCTATCTCATCGTCATCATATTCATATGGTTGTTGGTCTTGCATTTCTGTTGCACCACTTTCATAAAATGTTTCAAACAATCCCCCATCTTCAGTTTTAAAAATCATCCTATAATTGACTGTCCATCTACTTATTTCAATGATTTTATTTTCTATAATCTCCCCTACATCATCATACAATACCTCTTTTAAGTAATCTTTAGCAAATTTCATATCTTAAACCCCTCCTTCTTCAATTCATCCATGTTTTCATAAAGCCCTACAATCCATTCTTCCATAATTTTTTGTTGGTCTTGACGCTTTCCACAAGAAGGACATTTTTGACCACCATCTAATAAATCCTCTCTTGGGGTGGGTTTAGGTAATCCTTCGTCACAATTCCAACAATAATGATAATATCCCATTATTAATCCTCTTCTATTATAAACCCAGCCTGTTTTTTAAAGGGTTCTAAAATAACAGCAATATCCTTCATTTCCCATAAGGTCATTGAACCCCTTTTCTTATAGCTGGAGCAGTGGATTATGGGATCTAAACTGCTTAAAGACACTTCAAGTTCAAAACATCTGGCATGAATTTTTCCGTATTCTGTAATTGCTGCCTTTAAATGCTGACAATCATAGCATACACCAAACTTATCTTTAGAAAATTTACTTGGTGGGTCTTCAGTATTGGCACCTATACTTCTAGCTCCAATATCAACTTCCTTATCCATCAATTCTCTTAATTCATTTTTTTTAAACACTTAGGATATCCTTTAGTTTCAATACAATTCCATTAGTTTTCGTTCCACATTAGTAAAGTCATCCAAGAAACTTCTGAATCTATTCATTTTAAAGAACTTATAGATGTTTTCTGGTTCTGGTAATACATATTCCTCGTATGCTTTCCTTATACTATTTTTGATGACATTTGGTATATAATTGAAATCCATTAGAACCCTATTCCTCTTAAAGTTCTCCTCCCATCCATTTTCCTTTAACCATTTTTCCCATCCATATATCATAGTTTTTTTCAAAGCAGCTGGACCATAACCAGGCTTTCTCTTATCTTCAGTTTCTTTTGTTTGACCCCAATCAGATGGAGTTATAACATTGAATATATCATCCTTTTTCTGTCCTAAAAGACTTTTGCTTATGATAAACTTTTCAGTATCCTCACAGTCTACATACTTTTGTTTAGAAGGATTGTAAAGTTTCACACCTTCAGAGCATAACTGTAGGAAGTCCTCATCATTGGAAATTATATATCTATCATTTTCTATAATATCCATACAAAGGACGGCTATAACGTCATCCGCTTCTGATCTTGATAATTGTATTGTTTTGAATGGTAGGTATTCCCTAAGTTCGATAGAATAATCGTTTAAGGTTTTGAATAGTTGGTTCCAGTCAACATCCGATTGCTTATCTCTTTGTTTCTTTCTAGACTCCTTATACCTTGAAAAATATAAGGATCGCCAACTTTTTCTGTCATCTACTGCTAATATAACTTCGGTGGGATTTTCAACTTTATATAATGATTCGTATATAGAATTAATCATCATATACTTCCATAGTTGAAAATCTGGTTGTGGGGTTGTGATTCCAACATCCTTTGAAAAATAATTTCGGAACGCTAAATTATGAAAATCAAACAATATTGTAGACATTTTAGATATCTCCTTTCTTTAGATACCTGTATTATAACTTATTTATGGTAAATTGTAAACATTATCCTATTCATCAAACATTATCTGACTTTCCTCGTCCACATTTCCCCATTTTCCGGATTTTCGTAAGATAGCCAAAATGGTTGGTTGTTTTTAGATTGGCTCATAAATGCTTGTCCTGCTGTACCACTCTTTAAACGCAACCTCTTACGGCCATGCGTCATATTTTGATAAAAAGAATGTTTATCAACATTAAATACCGGCAATCCACCCTTTTCACCATCAGCAAACACACCATCCAAACTGGTCTTTACTTTACCTGGTTCCCCTGTTATTGCTACATCTGCTTGTGCTTGTGCTTGATGAACATCTATATTATCTACTCCACTTATTTCACCCATTCTTGTTATTCCTCCTCATCTTTATATTCCTCCGTTAGTATTCCTCTTTCTTCTTCTGTTATATCATCCTTCATTAGTAATTTGTTAATGGCCCTTTTCAATATATTATCTTTCTTAGCTGATTTTTCCTTATCCTTCTTTGACGGCCAAATCTGTATAACTGCCGATTGGTTCTGGTCATATTCGAATACCTTCTTTATACGTTTATAGTATACTCTCAAGTTAGCATTCAGATTCAAATAGTAGTTCAATGATACTGACTTCATACCTTTACCGGTTAGTTTATCAGCATATTTGTTGAAGTCCTTATTCAATGGTATAACTTCATCCGGGTGAAGCATTTTGTCCAATAAAAAACAAACAACTATATCAGCATATTCCCCTGGTGTGACATTAATCTTAGACATTATCCTAATCCAATATCATTTAAACACTTTTTTAAATTTAATTTTAATCTACCAATGGTTTTTAAATCATTACTTTCTAAATCTTTTAAATTTCTTTTCATAGATTCAGCAAAACCCATTGCAAGTTTTGAATATCTTATAATTTCTTTTAATTGTGTGTGTGTTAAACCTTTACCCATTTTTTCATTCAAGTGTTTATCAATTTTTTCATCAATTTTCATCTTTATGTTCCCTCCATTATTTCCTTTGGTGTGACTATATTAAAAAATTCCTTCATATTATAAAAAACTAAAGGTGGTAAACCCTTCTCCTTTTTGAATATTAATCGTATGCTGGGTAAATCTAAACCTTTCCAATAACGGTCCAAACCAATAATAGGGTTGTTACCTTTCTTTCTATATATAAGCATAGGAAGTTTATTAGCTTTCTTAGCATCACCAATGCATTGTCTCCAAAACAATTCAAGATTGAAACCTTTGATACCTTTAAAGTGTTGCCAGAAGGAAGTATGAGGGTATCCATTTTTACATTCCACACTATAAAATTGTGTTAAAGCTTCTTCACCTTCCGGTGTTAATGCTCTTATATCACCAGAAAGATCTGCATTTTCTTCACTTATAGTTGCCAATCCCCCGGATGCAGGCATTCTCCAATACTGGTAAGGTTTCTCCTTTCCTGTTAGCCATACACTCAAAAACTTACAGACATCACGCTCCCAGGCTGAACCTTTAGATTTACTACTCATATCAATTTATCCTGAGCCATTCGGGTTTTCTACCACCCATACGCCCATACGCCCATACATGTGTTTTTTCTTCTAATCGTATTTTATTAAAAACAAACTTCTTGTTTTTGTGTGAACCTTTTAATAGTCTTGAAAAGAAGTCCATTATAATTTTCTTATTTAAACTAATATTATTACTATTTGTTGATTTTAAAAATTTTGATGTTATACTATTATTCACAGGGTCTATTTCTACAAAAGCCTTACTATCTTTATATAATATACCTTCCTGTTTAAAATATTTACCTAACTCAACAGCTTCCTTTTTAGTTATTGATGCTATAAATAACAATTTTTCATTTACAAACCCCCCATCTTCTCTATATCCACCTTTCATTTCAATAAAACCATATCCAATTTCTCTTACCATTTTTTTCAATTCAACATGATTTTTTTCATTTTCTTTATTACTATAAGTTCCTTTATAAGCAGATATAACGGCAAATGGCTTTTTCTCCTCTTCCACAAACTGCCATATCCTACTCAATGAAGATTCTGATAAATCCTCTATCCTCTTTTCTATCAACATTTCCCTTTTGTGTGTAACAGATTCATTATATAGAACATCATTTGATATCTTATCTACTGTGAGTTTTCCATGATAAGTATAAAATTTTGAAAGTGTGTCTATTTTTACAGGCATAAACTTATCATCCTCTCGGAATCCCTGTGTACCTTTAAGTATTCTATTCGCCCAATCATGTAAGTAATCTTTGGTCTTATTATTTAGTTTTGATAATTGTACTGACCAAAACTTATTAGGGTATCTCCTTATACGAATCCACCCACTTTTCATAAGTTTTTTATGATTACTCTTCT